ATGACCGACCAAGTCTCTGACGAGGAATATTGTCTAAGATACAAGGAGACATGGGGGCCTGGTCCTCATGTTACCGCCGACGCAGTGGTTCTCTGCCGCGATGCGCGGGTCCTGCTTGTTCGCCGCGGCCGTCCGCCGGGGCAGGGCCTCTTGGCAATACCGGGTGGCTTCATCAATCTCGATGAGCGCCTTCTCGATGCAGCGCTTCGCGAATTGAAGGAAGAGACGGGCATCTCCGATGAGAAGGGCCTGTTATCGGATGAGACACTTCGAGCCGCGCTGCGGTCTAGCCAGGTCTTCGACGATCCGCACCGGTCGGGCCGTGGACGAATCATTACAAACGCATTTCTCTTCCGGCTGCCAGGCACCTCTGAACGCTACCGGGTGGCGGGATCCGATGACGCGGCTGACGCAGGCTGGTATTCGCCGAACGAGCTTGAGCCGCGGCAGATGTTTGAAGACCATTGGCACATCCTCAAGGCTTTGGGGGCGCTCTAAGGCATTTTGCAGCCTGGTGGATCACGTCGCACAGTTGCTGCGAAGGTTGGAGGGGCACACGCATAGCTGCGCATTCCCCGCCAAGCATCGATCGCGGCGACAGCGGCGGAGCTCACGAAAAATCTGGGGGAAGGCTGGGGAGAGGACGAAAGAAGTCAAAGCCGGATTGCCGGCTGGAGTTCCAGCTTTTTCGGAAGAACTTCATCTAAGTCACTGAAAAATGGCGCGAGTGACGGGGCTCGAACCCGCGACCTCCGGCGTGACAGGCCGAGAGGATAGCCAGCAAAAACAACAGGTTCCAAATTTCTGAGAGCAACGATTTGACCTTGGACAAACCGTGAAACTTGGAACGATTTCACCCTGTCTTTTTTCCCCTCAGTTTCTCTCGGCCAAGCTTCCGCGCCGCATCGGCCGCGCGCACCATTTCGACGTGCACAGGCACATATGTCTGTTCGAGCTTTTTCGATTGGCTGAGCGAGTTAGCAAGCTTGGCCGAAAGTGCTGTCCCCTCTACGCCTCCGGCCACGGCCTCGACCGATCCCGAGCGCCGGAAGTCCAGCATTTTCCGCGTATCACCGGGGAACTCGGCATTCCTGATATCCCGAAAATCCTCTGCGAAGCTGTTCTTGGTATAGGCAGCCCCGCGGCGGGTCCGAAAGATGCACATGCTTCCGATCGGCTCGGCCTCACCGAACTGCTTCTCCAAATACCAGTTCAGAAGTCTTTCCGTGCGGCGCGAAAGCGTAAGAACGGCATCGCGGCCTGTCTTTGCTCGACCAAGCTCGAACCATGTTCCCAGGTCATCCTGCTGGCGTTGGGCCAGCGTCAGTTTGCGTGCATCGACCGGGGCGACTGCGCCGTCCCACATGCAGGCAAGGGCGGCCGCGAGCCCGAGATACTTCATTCTAATCGCGCGCTTGACCAATCGGACGGCCTCGCCTTCCTTCCATGTCTCCCGGCGCCCTTTGGGCTCTGTGTTTCTAACCCCGAATGAGGGGTCGGCATCTGGAGTGCAATAGCGCATCGCCGCCATTACCTTCCAGAGCGCGCGCCAGATCTTCATGGCCCGGTGCGCCTCCCTGAGGCTTACCTGATCCTCGATCCCCTGCCTCCATTCCGATATCACCGGCATGGTGACCAGGAGGGGTGAGAAACGGCCGAACACGGGGCCGATATACTTCCAGCCGCGCTCCCAATCTTCCCGCGTTCTGACTGCCTTCTTGGCCCATTCCGGCGTTTGACGGTAAATGTCGAAGGCTTCTCCGATCGAGCCCGCCGGCCATTTCTGGATATCGGGAATGGCTGGGGCTGCCTGCGATAGGCGCGCGTCCCATGCCGTATTCAGCTTCTCTGCTTTCGCCCAGGCGGCGGGACCATCTGGTCCGCATGAAACCGGGTTGAACCCGAGAGAGCGCATGGCCTGGGTGGGTTGCCAATACCCGCGCCCCTTCTTCACGGTGTAGTAGCGGATTTTCACTTTGCCCATGCCCGTTCCCGAACTGACCGCAACATCGCAGCCTGAGCGGAAACCGGATCGTCCTCGGGAAGCAAGCCAGCCTTTTGATCAATCCATCTGTCCACAGCTTGCAAACAGAAGTTGCCGAGGATGGAATCTGGCTTTGGGAAGCCATCTGCCAAGAGGGCGGGCAGCTTTTCTCTAAAGGTTGCAACCGAAACGCCCAGCCGCCTTGCGACCTTCTGGGGCGGTATCATCCGCGGGTCGACAGGGAAACGGACGCTCATCCCCGCCCGTCCCCTTCTAGTGCGCGGCGGTCTGCCTTCAGGGGACGAATTGCGTTCGCTGCCTTTTCGAAGCACCATGCGGTGACGGCGTCATCCTTCTCGCCCTCAGGAGGGCGTTCCCATCCATCGGCTGGCCGCTTCGTCTCTGCCCGATCCCACATGGCTTGCGAGATTTCGAGGAGGTGCACCACCGCCCTTTCCAGGGTCTCATCGTCTAGCTCGCCGGGGGCGACGAGGCGGTAGCCTGCGGCGGCGAGTTCGTTGAGCACGGCGCTAGCGTATGTCTGGTCGCAGAACTGGTTGCACCTGACGACTGCCTGCTGAATGATTTCCCGTGCGCTCATCATCGCCCGCTCTCCTGTGCTTTGGCGCGGAGGGTGGCGAGCCGATTAGCGTCGTCGTCGCCCCACCATGCACCGTTGGCGGTATCCGCTTCGCCCCAAGTGCAAGGACCGCAGAGTTCCGTGGCACGAACCACCGGTTTCTCACCGCACACCTCACACTTGCGGTTCCAGACTGGCTCGAATGCTTCAAGGTTCTCGATCTCCGAATGCAGATCACCCATCGCAGCCCTCCATTTTGAGGGCGGCGCGGCCTGCTTCGGTGATAATCCACTGCCTTGACATCGCGCCGGACAGGCATTTAGCGAGTCCTCGTTCTTCAAGAGCGTGCAGGGTCGAGCGAGATCTAACCGCCTCAGGTAGCGGGCCGAGTAGATCCAATCCCCACTCCATGTAATCAAAAGGCATCGCCTTGAGCGCGCGCATCTGCGCTTCCGTCAGCCTACGCATCGCCACCTCCTGCCGTAGGGGCGGCGGGGAGAGTGTCGAGCGGCAACCAGTATCGCGGTTGCGTTGGGAAGGGGTTGAATCCCCAGTCGAAGCCTAAAAATCCCCATTTGCCGTATTCAAAGCGGCCCGATAATGGATGGTATCCTAGGCCCCAGGAAAGCAACACAGGTGTTCCGTCCTTCGGCGCGGTCTCCATCGGTTGCCACCCGCTCGGCATCTCCTGCTCCGGCTTGCCTGCCGGGATCGGCTCGCCCTCATAAAGCTCTTCGAGGTTGTCGAAGATTGCCGCTTCGAAATCATGGCGTAGACGCTCCTGCTTCTTGGCAAATTCCGCGAAGACCGCTTCGACCGGCTTGCCTGCCGTGAGGGCGGAGATAGCCTCGTTGTGCGCAAGTACGATTGCCGTAACCTGCTTGCCGTCAACTTCAGGACCCAGGTAAGCGACAAGTTCGCGGTCTTGAACGATGCTCCACCCCCGCATCGGTTCCGAACCATACCAGCGTTCGCGCCACTCCAGGGGCTTGACCTCCACCGGCCCGCTCGGCTGCGGGGCTGCATCGGGCATCATGCAGTCGTTGCATTCTTCTACGGTGCATTCCCCGCACTCGCAGGACTCATCGCCGCGAAGCAGGCCAGCTTCTATAAGCTCCCGCGTCGGCCTGCTCGGCTGCGGGACGTGATTTCGGCAATCCTTTTCTGCGTCGGCGTCTGTGATGGCCCACCATTTAGGGCACTGCCCCCTGGCGGCATCCGCCGCAGACATTGCTTTCTCTCGACCGCAATCTGGGCACAGGCGCTTTGCCAGGCTGCTGATCTCGTCGCGCGTTAGATCGTCCAGCGCCTCCACCGGCCCGCTCGGCTGCGGGGCGGGGTGGGCTGCTAACCTGTCCCGAGCAAGGCCGCGCGTTCTTGGATCATCTCCCCAAGCGCCATCTGCGACCTCCTGAAGATAATTCTCATCTTCTGGCGACAACTCCCCGGCATTGGCTTCCGCTCTGGCAAGGGCGGCGGCTTCGAGGGCCGTTCGCATTCCCTTCATCCCAAAGTTATACAGTTCAGGACGCGCCGCCTTTTCCGTATCGAAGTCCCGATATTGCTCCTCACCGTCACGAAATTGGCAAGCATCGCAAAATGCTCGGAACGCCGCCTCGACTTCCTTCTCGCTTATCTCTGAATTGCTCGTCATGAAATTACCTCGCCTGTCCGACGGTCTACGACCTCGCCGGTGATGAGCTTCTTGAACCTGGTGGATTTGGATCCTGGGATTGGCCGCGCCGACTTTTTCTTGCCGAGCAGATGGCGCTTGGCGTTGACCTTCACCTTCGCGCGCACCGTGGCCTCTGCCTTGGTCTTGCGTTTGTGGGCGTCTGCCGTGACGGCCTGCAGGTTGCTTTCGCGGTTTTCGCCGCCCAGCCATAGCGGCGTGATATGGTCGAACTCTGGCCGGTTCGCCGGCGAAAACTCCATGCCCGTCAGAGCGCAGCGATATCCCTGCCGGTCCAAGATGCGCAGTTTGCATGCGTCGGTGGGCTGGCTATCGTCGGTGCGGCCGACCCATTCAGAGACGGTGCGCGCCATCACGCCATCCCACGCACAGCTCTAAGAGCGGCATCCCGAGCGGCGTTCAATTCGGCCATGGCCGCAGCCGATCCGCCCGGCCGGTCAGGGTGAAACTCCACAGCGCGCTTGCGATACGCCGCTTGGATCTGGTCCTCGCTTGCGGTTGGCTCGACACCCAGCACTTTCCACCACAGTTGGCTTTCTGCCCCGCCAGGAGGAGGTAAGGCAGCAAAACCAGCAAACATCTCCCTGATGCTGGCAACCCCGTATCGCTCGATCGCGCGTGTCGCCTCGATGTGCTTGGCAATTGCGGCGATGTTGTCGGCAACGCGGGTATAGGTATCGCAGGGCAGGCAATGAGGTTCGCCCTTCAGGTCGAAGTAAAGCGCTACACCAGGATCGACCGGCTCCGGCTGACCGGAGCGCGGCAAGCCATCAAGGCGCGGCTCCAAGTTCGTCGATATAACTGGATAACGGGCGCCGATGCGGTCGAGCTCATCCTGAAGTCTGCCTAAGGCGTCGGCTACGCTTAGGCTCTTGGTCTCGTTCCAGCGGCCGTTGTGCTGCTTTTTGTTGAAACGACCGTACTGACGAGCGCTGGGTGAAGTGCGCGGCCGGCCGGTGGGCCACTGGAGGGGGTAGGCTGAAACGCTCACAGCAGCCCCTCCAAATACTTCATTGCCGCGTTGGCATTCAGTTCGCCCTTGGCAACCTTGTCGGCCGTCTGCAGGCAGGCCTTCACGAACTCCTGATCGTGGGGCAGTTCGACCTTCCAGGCGTCCTTGATCTTCCCGATCTGCTCGCGTCGGTCCTGAGGCGATTTGGTCACATCGCTCGCAGTGGTCAGGAACTTGTCCAAGCACTCACGCTTGAGCTCTTGCCTGACAGGATCGGAGGCCGGCGCCGACGGCTCACCATGAGCCGCCTTCTCAGTTGGGACAGTGGCGCCGGCCTCCTCATCGCCACCGGTATCGGCAGCGGAAGGGTTTGCGGCGGCATCCTGGGCTTGGGGGGCGGAGTCGGATGCCGCCGCGTCGTCGTCGGCGGGGGGAGCCGACGGTTTGTCATCGTTTTCCTCGAATTCAGCTTCGCCCTGATCACTGGCGAGCGTTTCCATCTCCCGGGTCACATGGGCCTGATTGAAACCCTCGCGCGTCTCTGAGGTTGCCTGCGGCTGCTGCTGAGCCTGAAGGCGCTGCATTACGGTGGGCGTCACGTCCTTGGCATTTTCTGGGCCGCGGAACTGCTCGGCCTCGTCCCGGTCATAGACGCCGAGGATTACTTCGGGGCAGTGGCGGCGCGCCCAGGAGCGGGCAGCGTAATAGCCGAGCTGCTGTTTCGGGTCGGTCTTCCAAAGCGGCGAGTTCTTCGGGTTAATCGAGCCCATGGGCGGGGTCTCATATTCGCACTCCTCACCGTCGAGAATGCCCACCACCTTGCAAACGAGCTGATCGCCCTCGCCGGAGTAGTGATACTTCAGCCGGCCCTTGATGCCCGATCGCGTGTTGACGACTGCCGCGATCAGCTGCGCCTCATAGGCGATCTGCCCATTGACTGAATAGGACTTGGAGGCGACCGCAAACGGGCTCATCTGCCATTCCAAGGCCTGGAGTGCCACGGCCATGCAGGCGCCGGCGTTCCCGCGCAGATGCTTCGGCAGAGCTATATCGGCCTTGCACATGACTTCGGCGAACCGGACAACCTCGCCGAGGTTCTGCGGTGCTATGCTCGATCCACCGGCTCCGGTGGCAATGCCGACCTGAGTTATGGACGCTTCACGAGTGGCGATCTGGTTCATGGTTATGCGGCCTCCGCATTGAGTTCGTTGTCAATCCGGGTCTTCGCCCAGGAAGGCATTTCGATGTACGAGATGTGCTGATCGAAGCCGTCATATCCGGGCCATTCCTGGCGCCGCAGGCACTCACGCAGGAGCTTCAGACCTTGCCGCGCCTGGCGCTCACCAATATCGATGTCAGCGTCCTTGAGCTGCATCACCCGCACGTCATAGGGCGGGGCCTTCTCGACAAAGACGAAGGTGAATGAGGTGAAGGCGTCGGGCCCAAGAATCTCCCGCACGATCACGCGCAGGAGACCGGCTTGGACGTGGTAGCCGTGGGCGAAGATGGCCCGCGACAGGGTTTCGTCATCGACCGATGCCGCGGTCTTCAGATCCACGAAGTCACCAGACGATATCGGGATTACATCGGGGCGGCTCTTCAGCCAGATATCCCGGTCCTTGTGAAAGATGGATCGCTCAATCTTGCCATTGAGGATACCAAGCCGGATTGCCTCTTTGCGCGAAAGCGCGTCGGCCATGTGCCGGATATGGGCAATATCGGTTTCGGTGATGACCGTCCGGCCGGCTTTCGCCTGCTGGGCAAGCCAGTCCTTGCACGACGTGGCGTTGCCGTTCCAAGGCTTCTCATCGCCCTTGCTGTCGGTGTAGGTCGCAGGGCGGAGGGAGTACTGTCCGGCAAAGCCATCCTCTCCCAAGAGAAGCATGTGAGCGGCCTTGCCGAAATCGAGCGCGGGCTTGCTCTCGGGCTCCTGGCTGCTTGGATTGTATGGGCTCGACCACCAATATTCGGCCGGCCGGCGCAACAGGGCGCGCAGGCCAGAGCTCGAAATTGAGAACCCGTCGAACAGGTCGGGGTCATGGTGATAACGCTCTATGTCGACGCCGGCATAGACGCCCGGCTCCGCGATCTTGCCGCCACGCCAGTACCGCTCGTTTCCGATACCGTCGACAAGGTTTCCGACGACATCGCCCAGGCTTTGCATCGTCATGCGAATTGCTCCTGCTGAAAGGCTTCCACCACGCGGATTGCCGCCTTGGCTTCAGCTTCAAATTGATCGCGGATGGCTGGTCTCAGTGCCTCAAACCGGCGCCGGGCTCGATCTGGATCACGCTCGCGGCTCCATGTCTGGTAGATCGCGAAGGCGGTTTCTGAGACCAAATCCGCCTGCATCACAGCGCCCCGAGATAGGCGCCGGCGACCAGTACGAATGCCGTCACGGCAATGAGGCTGGAAATGTCTTGGAGGAGGTCACGCATCGGAGCGGCCCTCCGCCTTGGCGATGGCGGCGTCTATGTTGTGCAGAAGCTCGGCTTGGATTGGGTATGGGTCCGATAATCCGCCATGATCTGCAACGCCGAACGTCTCAACGGCGACCGATGCTATGGCATCTCGAGCCGTCTTTAGAGACTCCAGCAGGACAGGCGCGGTGGCGATCAGGCGGGCGTTAGCGGCGTGCTTTGGGCCGTATGTGTGTGCAACCACGAACCCACCGTTTTCTGAATGGGGATCAGGTGAGAGAACGGCGCTTTCGTTGATGACGTGATGGCGCGGCTTCCAGTTCCACGGCCCCGGCGTGTGCTTCGCTTCGGTCGCCATCACGCAGCCCTCGCATGCCGCTGCTCGAACGCCTCGATGTGCGCGAGCTGCTGTTTGGCCGCGATGAGGCGATTTGCGTCGAACTTCCAATCACCGGCAGCCCGGCGGATTTCGTCGCGGGCAATGACCTTTTGCAGCCGCGCCTTCGCCGTGCTGACCGTAACGTCGGGCTTGAGGAGCGCAGTAGCTTCGATGGCCCAGAGAAACCGAGGGTAAGGGTTGGCTTCCTGCTCCCAGCCCCAGCGATGGACATCACGGAGCGTGGGTTCGGTGGTGAACGCGGTAAGCGCACGCGTCAGGCCGGCGGTGGTGATTGCGAGGGCGTTCATCTTCATCCCCATCAGTTCCCGGCAGATCGGCGGTCGCTTCTTCGTGCCGGCGGTGTTCGATGAAGAAGAAGATATCGGGAAAAAAACCGATATGCAACAGAAATCGGGAATAAAACCGAATAATGTTGACGAGCTTCGGGAATCGGACCTAAAAGAAAGCCCCGGCGGGATGATCCGACCGGGGCGAGAGCGCGGCAACAAAGTCGTGATTGTTATACCGTTACATAACTGCGGATGCAATCGAAATTGCTGCCTCTCGGCACTGAAATCGCAAAATCTTGTGTCTGCTCGGAGGTTCCCGGCAAGATGAAGCGGTCAAGGTGCCAAAGCGGCGGTCTTCACGGACGATTGCCCCGCCACGCCGATCATCCGGTGCATGAATTGCCCAAACGGTGCCGGTGCCGCGAATCGCCGGACGAAGCCAGACGGGGTTGATGGCCCGCCCGAGAATGGCCTTGCAAGCCACGGGATAACGACAGGACTGATGTGAAGACGAGTTGGACGGCGCGTACCTTAAGACCACCTGACCGGTGCGAGGATGCCGTCACAGCCCGGTAGGGTCCGGGAAAACAAAACTACCTGTCGGTTCAAATCGGCTTTACGGATGCTTGGTCGAGACGCGGATCTCGACAGGGCAGGGTGGCCTTCACAGGACCATCCTTTTCGAGGCTTATGGGTTTGTCTCAGTATGGAACTCCACGCTACAATTCCGCTGGTGCTCGATCTGGATCGTCTGCGAGTTGTCTCTCTAGCCGCAATGATTTGATGCGGTATTCCATAGCCGAACGCGACACATCGAACTTGCGGGCGAGACCTTCGATGGTGTTGTTGCCAGAGGCTATCTCTTGTTCGACAGTTTGCTTCGGCATCAGCAGCCGAGCCGCAAAATTGTTGGCCTGCACTTCGTGCCAATACTCGAGCGGTGCCGCAGTGTTTCTGTTTGCGGCCTCGTCAAAGAGGCGATCCAAGTGCTTTTGTTTTCGGAGCAAATCCCTGTGCATTAGAAAATGACCGAGCTCATGTGCGGCCGTGAACCGTTTTCGTTGAGGGCCCTCGTTCGCATTGACTGCAATCGTGCACGTCCAGCCGTCATACTCTATGTAGCCGGATTCGCCGGGAGGCATGTCTCGCTCGACATACGTGAGGCCGATGTCGCGGATGATCGCTTTTACATCGACCGGAGCGACAACCGCATACTTGCGGATAATTTCGTCCTCGACTTCGTAGCGTATCATGTCGGCTCTCTATCCAGGGTGCTGGCTGGTACTCTTTCTGTGAGATCGTCCGGATCTCCTAAAACGCTGTCGGTGCGATGTTGATCCGCTAGTTCCCGGCGCACCAGAGCCGGCAACTCCGATCGTACCAGATTCTCTGCGGTTTCGCGCGCGATCTTCTTCGCCAGCTCCCGCGCCTCGTCTTTAGCCGCTTCCGGAGCAGCGCGCCTGGCCACGCGATCAGCGACAATGGTGGCTACACCGAACCCGACCAAGCCCAACACGACGAGTGTAACCTCGACCGCTGTCATCGACATGGAGAGGGTGTCTAGGTCGACGTTTGATGCTCCCCCTTGGTTCCAAATATAGATTGCAAGCGAGATCCAGGCGACGTGGAGAAGACCGTTTACCACCCAAAGTATGGCCATTCCGGGTGCCCCTATGCTCTCAGCTTTAGCTGCCCTTGTATGCCGCCCTGCTTTTCAACGGATCTTCCGACACTTCGGAGTGCGCCTGGAGGGATGACGGCGAATATCTCACCGATCCATTCCAGGCGCACACCCTCAATTGGGCTCGCATTGTGGGAGAGCAGGTTCACCGTATCATCGGGGCCGCGCATGATCGTCTTGATGAAGCGTCGGCCGTCGCTGGTCCGCACGGCGGCTTCCTCCCCGTAAAACGAATGCAGCGGCTTCTTCTGCTCGCTATAGACGATGATCACGGCGCCATCCTTGTAGACCGGCAGCATTGAATCACCGCGGACTTTGAAGGCAATCATCTCGTCCGGGACTGAGAAGGGAACATCCACCTGGTCGAGCCCTTCCGGTGGCACTTGCTCATATTCTGGTTCGACCTCGGCGCCCGCTCCAAGATAGCCCATTATCGGAACAGTTCGGGAGCGAATACCCTCAGGGCCTCCCGTTAGTAGCCACTCTGCGCTGGTTTGCAGAACCGGAGCCAGCTTGGCGAGGGTGCGCGTCGAGACGCCTGCATCCTCTTTTCCCGACTTCACCGCACGCCGCATATCGCGGATAGCAGAGTCACTAAGGCCGGCCATTTTGGCTGCGCGCGACTCGGTGAGCCCGACTTCGGCAAGCCTTTCATCAATGCGTTCCAGAATGTCTCTCAGCATGCCGGTATTATTCCCGATTTAAGATCTAGAAGCATTCGGGAATAAAACCGTTGACATATTCGGGAAAAAGACCGAATATCGGCGTATGAACGATGTTTCGCACCTGATCTCGATCGCCGACGAATTCATGCGAGCCACCAGCACCAAGGAGGTGACGGTTAGCTTTTGGGTCTTCAACGACAGCAAGAAGCTCGCGGCACTGCGACGTGGAGCAGACATCACCGTTGGTCGCTATAACGCGGCGCTTCAGTGGTTCTCCGATCAATGGCCTGAGAATGCTGTCTGGCCGTCTGGGGTAGCGCGACCAGCAACGGAGCAGGCGGCATGATCTCAATGCGCTCCCCGGTGCAGGCTTTTGCGCAGCTCACGAAGCAGGGCGCGAGCGGAATCTTTGGTCATCGCCCATCGGCCGACAATCCGGCATTCGCCTCCATCATAGCCGACGATCTGAACTTCATCAAACGCGACCAGGCGCACATGGTCGCTGCCGAGTTCTATGCGAACGGCAGTGCAGAAAGGCGTTTGAACCGTCTCCGGTTCGGTAATCTTCGGCGGTTCGGCTTGCACAGCCATGGGGCACATTCCTCATGAAAAGCATCAATTCCCATCACCGCGCTAGCCCCCTTTGCGTGGTGCCGCGTCCTGGGGAGGCGAACTCCTCCCCGTCTCCCCAGGATCTTTATCCCGAAACCAGAAGCCAGTGGGCCTGGCGCGTGGTGTGTCTCGGCTGTGCCGCTTTCTGGCTCGTCGCCATCGTGTGGTGGGCAGCATGAATTCAGACGCTCTGGTGCATGACCGCCGCCATGTTGCGGCCAGTAGTGAGAGAACGCCCACCTTGGTCCAGGGCCAGCCGGCCGGCAGGGGGGATGGCAGGTCTCCGAACGGGGCTCGCCAGCATCGTGATAAAGCCCGGCCGGCGCGGGTATCGTGGACGGCAGAGGAAGACCGAATCCTTGCCGAGATGGCTGCAGAGGGGCGCACCGGCAGCGAAATCGGAGCGAGGCTCGACAGAAGCCGCAATTCCATCCTCGGCAGAGCAAACCGGCTCGGCATCCGTTTGATAACGCCGGGAACCGGCAACAAAAACGCCGAAAAAGGACACAGCAGCGTTGGCCGGAATGCCACGGTAAGGGCTTCCGCAGTGTTCAGGGGCGAAACACGCCGGCATTGGCAGCGTGAACCGCAGCCAGACGACAAGGCAGCTCTCCACGTCATCAGCAATGAGCAGAAGCTCATAGAGGAATTCATCGCCCGAAACGGCGTGCGTCGGTTCGATGCTGGGCAGACAACGGATCGCTATTCGATACAGAAGTTCCTCGAAGAGCGAGGTTACACGCTCAGCGGTTGGCAGGGGAAAATCAAGATCTCCAGCGGCCGCGGCCGGCCAAGGAAGCTGACCTGGGCTCAGGTGATCAAGCTCGTTGATGAGCTGCGCGCCGCGGAAGGTCTCCCGACATTCCTGAGGAGTGTCGACGCATGACGGCATTAGCCATGCTCCTAAGCGCGCTGGTTGGATCTGCCATTGGCTGGTTTGCGGGCTATGCCTGCGCCACGCTTCGGCATCATTGGCATCATGCCGGTCGAGAAGGGGCGCCAGTCCGGATTCCAGATGAATTCCTTCCTCGGCTTTCGCCCGAGGATTTGGCGCGGCGAGGGGGACTGTGATGCCCCACTCGCGCCCGCATATCCGAAGAGATCGAGTTGCGCATTCGCATGAGCTTGCCGGTTCCTTCGAGTGCGCATTCTCCATTCCTTTCCTTCCATTCGAGATTGAGCCGCTTCGGCTCTTTGGCCAGCACGGCGCTGGCTCAGTCGCCGACTTCGACCGTCACGAAGATAGCGAGCGAGAAATTCCAAATGACGGAAAAACAGGGGCGCGCCACGGAAATCTCACGGCGCGAGACGGAAATCATGCGTGCTGAGTTGATTGCCGATGAGATGGCGTCTGCCGTCCGCCTGCTGGGCGGCACGGGGACAGCCAAAGAACAGAACTGGAGGGCGGCCCGCGCCACCGGGCTCACGCAAACCATCATCGAGCGGCTTCGCTGGAAGAAGATCAAACGAATTCCAGCGGACATCGCAGACACCGTGCGCGAGGCCGTTCACCAGCACAACGAGGGAAGCCTGACCCGTGCCAAACATGAGCTCTTCATCGCGCAGCAGAAAAACGCCGTCCTCGCCGCGAAGCTTCGGGCGATCGATCCTGATCTTTACCGGGCAGAAATTGATCGCCTTGGGCGGCCGCTTTCAGGCCTGGGGCGCGATGCTGATTTTCCGAGCCGAAAGGACGCAACATGACTGATATCGGCCACAACAGCGAGTTGACAACTGAGCAGAAGAGCGCCTTGCGCATGCACCATGTGCGCCGGCTGCTTGAGCTTGAGGAGGAAATGCAGCCGCTCCGAGAACGCCGGAAACAGATCCGTGCCGAAGCTAAGGGCGACGGCTTCAAGCTTTCCGAGATCGATGCGGCGATCCGGCTCTCCACGATGGAAGACACGTCCATTTTCGTGGCCGAGATCAAGGAATTGATCGAGATTGCCAAGGCCTTCAACGCTCTGCCACCCGGTGAGCAAGGCGATCTGTTCCCCGACCGGCGCCCTGCTAACGAGCGCTGTTTCGATGAAGGCAAGGTCGCGGGCCTCGCCGGCAAGAACCCCGAGCCGCCTTACGGAGCCGATAGCAAGCAGGGCCAAGCCTGGATGAAGGGTTGGCACGAGGGTCAGCGCATCATGCGCGAAGAGCTCCAGGCCGCGATGGAAAAGCGGAACGCCATGAAGGCGGATGAGACCGAAGACGAGCCTTTCCCCGAAGCCGCCGAGTAAGCGCAATCATGTCCGTTCAAGCAAAATGGATGCTGGTGATTTGGGCCATGGCGATCCCGGCGATCGTCGGCTTCGTCGCCGTTCTGGTGGGGGCAGGGTGATATGCAAGACTATCTCGAGCTTCTCCGCCGCCGAGCCGTAGAGGCACCTAAGCGGGGCCTGACGAGTATCCCGCCGCTCCACGACGGCATGTTCGGGTACCAGCGCGCCGTCACTGAATTTCTTCTCTCTGTCGGTTCCGGTGCCGCATTCCTTGATACCGGACTCGGCAAGTCTCTGGTGTCTCTGGAGTGGGGCAGGGTTGTCTCCGAGCATACCGGGAAGCCTGTACTAATGCTCGCTCCTCTCGCCGTCGCGCCGCAGCATGTGCGCGAAGCGAAGAAGTTCGGCCTGGAAGCGCGCGTTGTGCGTAATCAATCCGAGATCGGCCCCGGGGTGAACGTCACAAATTACGCCAAGGTGGACAATTTCGACCCGTACGCATTCGGCGGCGTGATACTGGACGAGAGTTCCATCATCAAGAACTTCACCGGCGCGACCTCGCGTAAGCTCATATCGATGTTCGCGCAAACACCGTTCCGGCTCGCGTGCACGGCCACGCCGGCGCCAAACGATCATATGGAGCTCGGACAGCATTCCCAATTTTTGGGCGTAATGCCATCGAATGAGATGCTGTCGCGCTGGTTCATTGCTGACCAGACGAATATGGGGCGGTATCGTCTCAAGGGGCACGCGGTAAAACCGTTCTGGAATTGGGTGGCGAGCTGGTCACGCTGCATATCCAAACCGTCGGATCTCGGGTTTACCGATGAGGGCTTCATCCTCCCAAAGCTGAACATCCATCGGCATGTGGTCGCGGCCGACATCTCAATAGGCGCAGATGAAACGCTATTTCGTATCCCCGAAACTTCGGCAACGTCGATTCATCGCGAGAAAAGACTGACGGCCGACCAGCGGGCAGAGAAGATTGCCGAAATCGTCTCAGCCGAGCCGAATGAGGCTTGGGTGATCTGGTGCGACACCGACTATGAGGCCGATGCGCTGACCGAGCGTATTCCCGATGCGGTCGAGGTTCGCGGTTCGATGCCGGACGCCATGAAGGAGGAACGTCTCGTCGCTTTCTCCGACTGCAGTCTGCGCATCATTGTAAGCAAGCCTTCGGTGGCCGGCTTCGGCCTTAATTGGCAACACTGCGCCCGTGTGGCGTTTGTCGGCCTCTCCTTTTCCTACGAGCAGTTCTACCAGGCGGTCCGTCGCTGCTGGCGCTTCGGTCAGTCGCGCGAAGTTGAATGCCATATTGCGATGGCTGACACGGAGCGCAACATCTGGGACGTGGTGATGCGCAAAAGCGCCGATCACGAAGCGATGAAGGCGGAGATGCACGCCGCCATGCGCCGCGCCCACGAGAGCCGGCAGATCAAGATCGATTACCAGCCAACGCAGCCCATGCAGTTGCCCGTATGGATGAGGGGGGAAGCCGCGTGACGAATGTCATCGACCAGGCCGCAGGCCGAAGCTTCAATGCTTATTGCGCTGACTGCGTGCCGTTCACCGCGGCTCTGCCTGCCAACAGTATAGATTTCAGCGTCTACTCGCCGCCGTTCTCCTCGCTGTACATCTACAGCGAGAGCGTCGCTGACATGGGCAACTGCGCGTCGGATGATGAATTCTTTGAACAATACCGGTTCCTTGTCCGCGAGAAATTTCGTGCAACGCGCCCGGGGCGCCTGACGGCTATTCACGTCAAGGATCTCGTTTATTATCAGAACTCCAGTGAGCGAGGCACGGCGGGGCTCCGGCCCTTCTCTGATGATTGCACTCGGCTCCACATCGAAGAGGGATGGGACTTCCATTCCAGGATCACGATCTGGCGCGATCCCGTTCGCGAGATGCAAAAGACGAAGGCGCACGGTCTGCTTTGGAAGACCCTACGCGCCGACTCCACTTTCTCCCGCATGGGATTGCCAGAGTATTTACTCGTGTTCCGGAAGTGGGCGAGTGATGGTGAGGAAGTCCGACCGGTTACCCACACCAAGGAAACCTTCCCCGTCGAAGAGTGGCAGCAATACGCCTCACCGGTGTGGAACTATCCGCGCCAAGACCTTCCTGAGACGGACGTGCTGAACGTCAAGGTTGCTCGTAGCGACAAAGACGAGAAGCACCTTTGCCCAATGCCGCTTAACATCACGCGGCGCGCGCTGCGCATGTGGTCGAACCGGGGCGATGTCGTCTATTCCCCCTTTATGGGTATCGGGTCTGAGGGCGTTGTATCGATCGAGGAAGGCCGCAAGTTCATCGGTACAGAGCTCAACCCGGCCTATTTTCGACAGGCGATCAAGAACCTGATCGATGCAGAGGCCTCGGGTGTCTTCGGTGACCTCTTCGCGGAGGCGGCCGAATGACGCTACGCCAGGATATTTGCTTCCTCCGCAGCCTCAACAAATGCCTGTCTCGCCTGTCCGGGATCGCACTTCCCTTCCAGGCAGCGCAGCAAAACCTTTCTCGCTTTCAGGTGCTTCCGGCCTCTTGGCGCGTTATCCGGCCAATCATGCAGGAGTACGTCTGCGGCCTTCGCCGCATCGGTGATGACGTAATTCCTGCCGCCGTGCCGCCCCGCATGAACCGAAACAGCCGGCTTCCATCCACCAACAACCATAGCGCTGCCGAACCGCAGGCGAGGGGGCTTGTTCCCGCCTCAATGCAGAATGCCGGCTTCCTCTGCGGCCTTGATGAACGCCTTCCGAGCTTCCTCAGGATCGCATCTGCCCACCATGCAGAGATGACACCGTTCCTGAGCCTCAAGATGCTTCGGGGTCAGCATTGCCTGCTCGGGCCAGCCGTGGAAAAGGAGCACCGCAGCACTCAGCGCATCATTGACAAACGTAAGCACGGTGCCCCGCTGTCCGGCGCGTATTCTGATGGGCGTTCTCCACGATCCAATAGTCATACCCGGCCAAATCGCCCCGCATGGAGGCAGGTTCCATGCTGATCCTGGCGCTCGATGTGGCTTCCAAGCTCGGCTGGGCCATCCACGATACGGATAAGACGCCATCCGCCATACTCTCCGGCTCGATCAAGCTGGAGGGCTCCAACGCCTTCGAGAAGACGCAGGATATGCGCCGGAAGCTGCCTAAGCTGATCCGCCAGCATCAGCCGGCGTTCGCGGCCATGGAAGCGCCTCTGACCTTCATCCCGCAGTTCAAGAAGAAAACCCGCACCCTCATGGCCGTTGAGGAGGAGACCAGTACCATCAACGCCAACACGATTATGCAGCTCAACTGGCTCGCCGGCGCGGCTGAAATGGTGGTGCTTGGGCAGAACGTACCCTGCACGCTGGTTTCGCCAAGGACGTGGCAGAGCATCATCCCGTACCATATCCGCGGCGCGCCCAAGCAGCGCGCCAAGGCGTACTGCGACATGCTCCGCATTGACAGCCCGAACGCCGATTCGCGGGATGCCGCCGTAATAGCTCTCTGGTGCGCTGGCCACTGCCAAGAACTGAAATTGCTGCAACGGGTGAGGGCGGCGGCGTGAGCTTTCGTTCAAACCTCAACCGGCGGCTCAATGAGTGCCATTCGGTCCAAAAGCTCTGTGTTATAGGCCTGGCCGTCCATCCCATGATGAACTCGGCGATGGCAGTTCGGGCAAAGCGCAATAACGAAACGCGGATCATCCGGGCCGCCATCACTCAGTCTGCGCAAGTGGTGTGGCTCCAGATAAGGAGTGCCGTTAGCGCGCATGAATGGAGCTGGACTCTCGCACCCCTCGCACCGGCCGTTCCCACGGGCCACGACATAGTCCCTCACTGCTCGGCTTCGTTCGATCGCGGCTCCCTGTACCGGGCGGCGATCGGGGGCGAAGTTCGCCGCTCGAAAAGCAGCGGCCCGCATGAGTGCGAGGTTAGGGTGAGCGATGGCTTCAGGCTCGCCTATAGCCTCTGCTATTCCATCCAGGGGACGAAGCTCAAAAACGATTGCATTACGAAGATCGCCTTGTCGGTCAGGTGCACGTTCGATGTGGTGTGCCTCGTAGACCAGCTCATCGATGAATCGGAGACCGCTTCGCTCCTTCCTGAAGAGAAGAAGGTCTTTGCCACGCTCGGAATGTCGCGCGATCGCTTCGTTCCCGCGGAGCATTTGCATATCACCGATCTGTCCTTCACCGAAATATTCGAACGCACCATCATCTCGCCAACGGTCGGCATAGCCGTGCTCCAGGCCCTCTTCTCCTGTAATGATGATCACCAGGGGGTGAGCGGCTGGTGTGATTATGCCTCCCTGTTGTTGACCCCGAAATCTTGCGTGAATGTCACGCCGGCGGTTGTAGATGCGGTCGCGCTCATAACCCCACGCCATCTGTGGATTCTCCCATCCCTGCCCATTTCGGAAAGGGAACAGGCAATCGGGATCTCAGTCAACGGCTTGGTACTTGGGAGGGCGATCGGATGAACGCGCTCGCCGATCCCATCCGCGAAGTCCCGCACAACATCGAAGCCGAGCAAGCACTGCTCGGCGCCGTGATGGTGAACAACGCCTGCTACGACCTGGTCTCGCGTATAGTGCGGCCTGAGCACTTCTTTGAGCCGCTGCACCGCGACATCTTCAAGGCCTCGGGGGATCTGATCACCGTCGGCCGCAGAGCGGACCCGATCACCCTGCGCGATTTCCTCCCGGCCGATGCCAAGGTCGGAGAGATGACCGTCGCGCAATACCTCGCCGCGCTCTGCGCCGATGCTGTGACGATCGTCATGGCACGGGATTATGCAGCCTCGATCTTCGACGCTTGGATGTCCCGGCAGATCATCGTCGCCTGCGAGGACACGGTTGCCAAGCTCTACCAGAGGCGCCCGGGCATGGACCCGCTGACGGAGGCGGGCCCGGTCGAGGATATGCTTGCCAAGCTCCGCGCCGAGCGCGTGAGCGCCAGCGGAACAGCTTCCCATGGCCGGCAGTACCTTCAGAGCCTCACAGAGGCCCGCCAGCGGGGCAAGGTGCTCGGCGTGCCGATCTGCCTGCCGGAGATTGCCGCGGTCATCTCCGAGCCGTCATTCGAGGCAGGAAACCTCTACGGGCTTCTTTCCTCATCAGGCGAGGGCAAGACCTCGCTCACCCTGCAGATCATCATGCACGCGCTAAAGAAGGGGCATCCTGTCCAGTTCCTGAGCTTCGACCAATCCGCGGAGCAGTGCATCCGGCAATTGGTGGCGCAAGAGCACGGTATAGAGGCGCGCCGGCAGCGGGCAGGCGACCTCTCCGAAAAGGAATGGGAGACGGTCGTCGACTTCTCCAACTGGATGGATCGGGAGCCTTTCGAGGTGGTCAAATGCACAGATCATAGCGCGCCGCAGCTCCTCGCCTTCGCCCGCGCCTTCGTGAAGCGCTTCGGCAACGGAAATGTCCCGCTGATCGTCGTTGACCATATCGGCGCCGTGAAGCCGGAAGACAGGCGCGCGGACGAGGGCACCAAGGCCAAGGACATCAACAAGGTGTTTAAGGCTGGTGCCGAGCAGACGGGCGCCGCCTGGCTCATCCTCAATCAGCGCAACAGCTACGGCATGAAGCGCGACAACCCCCGGCCAATCTCAGCGGACCTTTTTGGCGGTGATCCGGCCAAGCAGGCCTACGACGCCATCTTCTATGTCTATCGCTACCTGAAATTCCTTGAGGAGCGGAAGGCCATCGCCTCGTCTGAGAGCGACTGGAAGAAAATTGCGAAGGTGTTCCCATCAGCTGTTCGCGAGGGTGGTGAGGACATTGCCCAGATCGGGGCCATTAAGGTTCGCTTCGGCAATGCCGCCATCACCCGGAATCTCATCTTCGAGGCTCGTTTTACCCGCTATCGCAGCGAGCAGATGAACGACCAGCCCGAGCTTATGGAGGCGATGCTTTGAATCACTCCACGGCATTCGCGGAGACGACCATAGGCGGCGCCTATATCGGACGCTTCCGAGTAGCGTGGCGCTCCGAGGCCTTCCTGGTGAGAGAGCATAGGGAAGGGCGCGTACTCTATTTCGGTACGGCGGAGGAAGCCGAGCTCGCGGCCTGTCGCATCAAACACAAGATCGAGGAGCGGAAATACCGTCGCCACGGTGAGAAGGTCTCAGTAGCCAAAATCGCCGCCGAGAAGCTTTTCAGGCCTGGCAAGAAACCAGTCGAGGTTGAGGTGCGGTAGATGAAGCACACACGATCCTCCTCCGAATGGGAAATTCGGGACGCTGTGGTGAAGCGCTTCCGCGAGTTGTGGCCCGATGCTCGCATCATTCATGAAATGAACGTGGAACACGGCAGTTCCCGCGCCGATGTCGTAGCGGTCCAGCCCGATCGGATATGGATATGCGAGATCAAAAGCGAGCGTGACAAGCTCGACCGTCTTGCGGGACAGATCAAGGACTTCGGTCCGACCTGTCACGGGCTCATCGTGGCAGCACATGAGAAGTGGACAAAGTCGCCCGGCATGGAGCCAACCAAATACGGAATGCGTCAGATCCCGTCGCCATTGCGGGCTGCAACGGCGGAAAGCAGGCGGTTCACCATATGGGAATATCCGACATCGGGAACATGGTGGCAACCAGGCGTCAGTATTCCTTGGTTCCACCGCATGCTCTTGCTGCTCTGGACCGACGAACTGCGGTTCGTGGCTTCGCGCCACGGGATATCGTGCAGCAACCGCACTCCAGCCTACAAGTTGGCTCCCGAAATGTCGCGCCTCATGACCGGCCGCGAAATCGAGCGCGCTGTCTGCCGTATGTTGCGAGCTCGGGAGTTCGCCGAGGCTGATCCGGCCATCGTGGAGGCGAAGGCAGCATGATCATCCCCAGCCACATCCAGAGCCTATGCGACGAGTACGGCATCCGCATCATAGACAAGCACCGCTACCCGGAGCCCGGCGAAACGCGCGCAGTGGAAACGCTCGCCCGCATATATCGACGTCATGGGGAAGGGCACTTGCGGCTCGTGCTGTCGACGCTCATGGAAGCAGGCAATCACAAGCTCTTGCTCGATGAGGTGGGGCTCTGGATGGTCTCGGATATGGTTCGCGCGTGTCAGGCGCTCATCGAGCGAGAAGCCGGCGCTTGGCTGGAGACGTGGGACCGCATCCCGGCCGGTGAACTGCAGTTCATGTGCCAGGATTTGAGGGGCCTCATCCCTCAGCGTTTTGCCTTGGGCGGTATGGTCTACGAGCGGTTATACCGTAGGTTTGGCCCGAATGCGGATCAGCTCGATCTGCTGGATGATCGGAGGAGGATCTAATGGTCAGGGTTCCTCGAATTCCGCGCGGCGGCATAGGTGACATTCTGTTCTGCGGCGTGTGCGGAAAGGATGTTGAGGAATTCACGCCTGAGATTGCCGACACGAACCGGGAAACTGGCGAGGGGATATTCGTCATCAAGTGCCACGGTGAGACCTGGCGCGCATCCACCACGCGAGGAAAGCTCGATCCATGAACCCAGGCGAGATTTCAGAGCGCCTGATTCAGGCAGCGGAAATCGCCATCTTCAGTGGCGGTCAGGTGGGGCCGTCGCATGCCCGATCGCTCAATCTCGGCTATGCCCATTCCTGGGCAGACGTGAACGGCTGGGGCAAGGAGCGATTAGAGGAAGAAGCACGCTTGCTCTGGGAGCGGATATTGCGCCGGCCGACACCGCAGCAGGTCTCCCACGCGGAGGAAGCACTGGGCTGGCTGGCACTGGTCGACAAGGAACAGGACCGTGCTGCGCTCTCGGCCTGGGTCTGGGCCATGGCCAACCCGAACCTGCACTTCAAGGACTGGTGCTTCGAAAAAGCAGGCATTCACCCTGAAACAGGAAGGCGTCGCAAAGACCGCGCTCTTGCATGCATTGCGCGAAAACTCCTCGGCAGGGCATCGCAGAATAACGAAAATGCGGGTTTCGGGGTGTTGCCTGAGGAGCCTGAAATCGAGGATACTTTGGATAGCCTCGCGGTACCTGTGCAGGAGACATCCAGCATCGTTTCATGGGCCGCTGATGATGCATTCAGCTCTTTCTTCTCTGATCGGTCAGCTGATTTTTCGTGGGCCAGAAAGCGCAATGAGCGCAGGCGCCGGAGAGGACTAAAGCAGAAGGAGCGGGAAGTTATTTAGGCGACAGCGCCACGCGAGCGTGTGATCCTTACGGCCATGCAGGCCTGGAGGATCAGCGGATGGCAAAGTACGATCTTACGTCACAGCAGATCAGAGACAGTCTCGCTCCTAGGAGGGCTCCATATTGGTACGAACTTGGCCCGGGCCGCCACGTCGGGGTTCTCTGTAAGGGCAATACCAAAGCCATCTGGAAGGCGCGCTACCGAGCCAGGAATGGTCTCTATCATGAGACTTCGCTGGGGCCGATGGAAAGCGCCCGCTATCCCGGTCTCACCTTCGAGGGGGCAGTTAGGGAAGCCGAGCAATGGTTTGCCTCGACTTCAATTAGCGCGAAGGCCATTTCGCGCCATATCGTCCGGTACAACGGCCAACTGATCTACTGCCCTATCGGGCCGGTCTATACGGTTGGGCATGCGCTCCGCGACTATCTTGAATGGAAGCGACTGGCTGCAGCGCCGACAACCTTCTATTCGGTCCTTACCATGATCAATCACCACTTGGCGGGCCGCGTTGCGAGCGTGCCATTGGCTGATTTCAATGGGCGGCACTTTCACCAGCTATGCGTCGACGTTCTGGAAACGCCCCCAAAATACGGGAATCGTGCCATCGGTGCGCGTCGCGATATCAGCGATTTGGATCCCGAGGCGCTGCGCAAACGAAAGAAGACGATGAATGCGCTGACCAGCACCCTGCGTGGTGCATTTGCGCTAGCTTGGGACAATGGCGAGATTGATACTGATCGCCCGCAACGGTGCCTGAGGCATCTTCCGAACGTCGACCGTCCACGCATGGTCTTCCTCAGAAGAGAAGAATGCAAGCGGCTTATAGAGGCGGCCCGTCCGGACCTCCGGGAGCTTATTCTTGGCGCCCTTTATACCGGCTGCAGAGTGCGAGAATTGGTCTATCTCAAAGTTGCAGACGTTGGCCGTGAGGGTTTCGGAATCTACGTTTCTCCATCGAAAAACTATAGGCCGCGGTTCGTCCTCCTGCCGGAAGAAGGGATGGCTTTCTTTCTTTCACTCTGCCGTAAGCGGCAGGGCCACGAATATGTTTTCCGAAACCAGGACGGGCGCCCCTGGAGCGAGCGTTACAAACACCTGTTTCGCGATCTGACCGATGCCTGCGGGCTCCCGAAGAGTACGGTGTTTCACAGTCTCAGGCACACTTATGCCAGCCAACTGGTGCAGGCTGGAATGCAGTTGTCCATTGTGGCAAAGCAGCTTGGCCACGCCGACATTGCCACGGTGGATCGGACGTATGGTCACCTAGCACCGCAGCTTTCGGAGGCTGAAGTTCAGCGGCGGTTTTCGCCGCTAAGGTCTGAATACATTGAGATGGCAGCGGTCATGAAGCCTGCTCTGGATGGAATGAGGGAGCGATTCGGCAATGGCGATTGGCGTGCTTACGCCGAAGTGAACCACGATACGTCTTGGCCAAGGTCCAACTTTTCGAAATTCAGGGGCGAGTTGTTGTCGCAATTGCCTCGCTAGTGGTCCTGCATGATATCACCAGCCAGGCCAGGTGGAATCCACCATTGCTAGGTGGCTGCACTGATAATCAGGAACGAACTGACCATTAGCCCGATCGCGGCAACGCCATGTCGTTTGGTAATATTCGTTTTGAAACTGATCCCAGGCGACGCCATAGGCGCGATATCGCGGCGTGTAGTACCCGCCATTATTCGCGGCAGCTCCAACCGCTACTGCGGCTCCGGCAACTGCGATCCCAGTTATCATGGCGTTGTCGGCTTGGATTAATCGTACACACCTTTCAGGAGTAGCGCCGCGTTTCGCGAGAAGTTTGACCGCTTCGGCCTTGTATTCCTGGTTAGGATGTTCAGCGACGATTCGGCAAAGGGCGCGAGTGTCCTTTGTTGGTAGTTCGTCAACATTGTAGCTTGTGGTTGCGCAGCCGGCGAGCCCAAGCGCCAGAACCGCAGTAATGGTCAATTTTTGCATCATTTCATTGCCCCCAATGCAAGTTATGGGGGAAAAGCAAGCGCCCTGTCTAGTAGAGCGGGCGCGAGTATCACCAGTATTGGTGTAGAAATGCGCCTGCAACCAAATCGGTACAGCGACGGATGGAGCTAAGGCGCGGGTGAGGCGCAAACTGCAGCCCAAGCTTGCACAACTGTCGCAGCAACGCCAATTGAGGCGATCAGCAGGCCGGCAATAGCAATTCGACGTTCAGTGGTGCTCCACCGCTTTTCGGTGACAAGCGGCTGGCCCTGCCAGTAAAGCCCGCCGTTTGTCGGATCTAAGCCAAGCCCATCATCGTCCAAGGAAACACGACGGATACTGCGGGGCCAGTGATCGGGTGTTTCCCATGCCCATTCGGTGGCAGTCCCTTTGGCTGCTTCCCGCGTCTTCGGAAAATCTGGCATGCCTATGCTCCCCAACCCACGTCACGAGAGCTTCACGCAGGAGCGCGCAAAGGGCAAGTTTTTGGTGAGAGGCGACCAAGGCGGCAGGCTTGGTCAGGTGGTGCTTTGGGGCGCCTTGAACTCGAAGATCGGCGTCGCATCATCCCGTTGCATGTCATCCGCAGAAGCCCAAATGCGCCATATTGGAAACGCAGCGTCGCGATGATCGACATCGTCCCAATCGAACGTATTAAGATTGACCGTCAGAGGTTCGTCCTCGGCTGTTGAGGCGCTTAGGTTGAGTAGTGGGCCGTTCTTTCCGATGTGTATAACGCCAGCTGTTGACGCGAGTTTGTCTGCGGAAAACTCGGCACCATCCTGCGGCAATTCGAGAACCCAACCGGCAGTGTAGCGGAAGCACGGGAAGTCTCTTTTGTAAGCGATGTGGTACGGCGGACGGGTTTCGGCATCTTGCAGCACTGCCACGACGCGTTGTCCCTGGTAGCTATGGACAATTAGCCCGAACGGCGATGGCGAATGGATAATACGGATCAAGTCCCCCACCTTGGTTTCATTGAGATTTGTGGCCTCGAACGGCGCCAGAATTTTCACGATGCACCCCCTGTGGTTGAATTAAATCAAAGGTAATCAAACGTGGCGCGCGGTGGCAAGAGAATAGGCGCGGGGAGACCGAAGGGAGCAACCACACGGCGAACTCGGGCGATTGCGGACAAGGCAACTGCCGAAGGACTGACGCCGCTGGAGGTCATGCTTACCGCAATGCGTGAGCACGCTAAGCACATGCGGTGGGATGAGGCGGCTTCGATTGCGAAGGATGCGGCTCCGTACATGCATCCGCGCCTTGCCTCCATGCAGCACACTGGCCGTAACGGCGGTCCCATCCAAACCATGGACGTCACCAAGCTCAAGGGCATGACCGACGAGGAGCTCGAACTTCTTGAACGTGCACTTGTCCAGATCGGAATTGTTGACGGCGATCAGGGCCGAGAGGGAGGCGAGGAGGTCTGAGGCCGATCGTCAAGCTGAGCGGAATGAACTGCTCGGCTCGCATCTGGCCTTCACGATGAAATTCTTCCGGGAGAAGGAAGGGCAGCCATTCTCGGTTGCGCCGTTTCATCCCGTCATGTGCGGGACCCTTGATCAGGTATTCACGGGCGAGATCAAGCGCCTGATCATCTGCATTCCGCCTGGCTATGGTAAGACCGAGCTGGCGGTGGTGAACTTCATTGCCCGTGGATTTGCAATCAATCCGCGGTCGCGCTTCATCCATGCCAGCTATGCCGAGCCGCTGGCACTCGATAACTCGACCAAGGTCAAGGACGTCATCAGCCTGCCGGGCTATCAGGCCCACTGGCCGGTGACGATGAGGCCGGACCAAAACGCCAAGGGTTTGTGGCGGACAACCGCCGGTGGGCACCTGCGTGCCGCTGCTGCCGGTCAGCCCATTACCGGGTTTCGTGCGGGTATACTAGCTGAGCCAGGTTTTACCGGTGCGCTGGTCATTGACGACCCTCTGAAGCCGGACGATGCCTCGTCCGACACGACCCGGAAGTTCATCAACGAGCGGTGGGAGAACACCTTTCGATCCCGCCTGGCGCATGAGGACGTGCCGGTCATCGTGATCATGCAGCGCCTGCACATCGATGACTTCGTGGCACACCTCTTGGAGAACTCCGGCGAGCACTGGCATCTGCTCAAGCTTCCGGTGCTTATCGAGGGCGAGGGTAAGGCTCCGCCCGGCAATGTCACTCTCATCCCGCACGGGCTGCATGACGGGCCGCTGTGGGAGGAGAAGCACACCCGCGAGCAGATCAAGGTTCTGCAAGGCGCTCCGCACGTCTACGCGGGCCAGTACGCACAGGAACCTACGGTTGCGGGTGGCAACCTGTTCAAGCCGGGTTTGCTGCCCCGATACGATGATGTGCCCCGGCTCTCATGGCGCGCGATCTACGTCGATACGGCGCAGAAGACAAAAGAGCGCAACGATTACACCGTATTCGAGCACTGGGGCGCCGGGGTGGATGGCAAGGCCTATCTACTCGAGGTGGTGCGCGGGCGGTTTGAGGCGCCCGAGCTAGAGAAGACCGCCTTTGCATTGTGGACGCGCCTTCGCGGTGATGATTGGCCTGCCGACCGATACGGCCACCTTCGCAAGATGGCAATCGAGGATAAGGTATCCGGTACCGGCCTAATCCAGTCGCTCACCCGCAAGGCGATACCGGTGATCGCGATGCAGCGCGAGAAGGATAAATACACTCGCGCCCTCGACGTGGTGCCGGCGGCTGCGGCGGGATTGATCGTGCTGCCCAAGTCGGCCCTGTGGCTGAAAGACTTTGAGAATGAACTGGCGGCGTTCCCCGATGGCGGGTTCGATGACCAGGTGGACCCCTTCATTGATGCCGCGCTCGATATCTGTGGCTTCCTCGGCATGAACCTGGACAACCTGTGAGGCTCGGATGGGCAACATTCTGACCTTCGTCCGCGATGGCCTCGCCAGCGCCATTGCCGGACTGGGAACCGAGCGGGACAAGGCGGCGACGGTCTATTACACCGAGCCGACAGTGGACCTGCAGCAGTTGGTTGCGGCCTATCGTACGTCCTGGCTGCCGAGAAAGATTATCGACATCCCGGCGCTGGACTCCTGCCGCGCATGGCGCGCATGGCAGGCCAAGAACCCTCAGATCGAGAAGCTGGAGGCGGAGGAAACCCGCCTTGGCGTTCAGGGCAAGGTTCTGGAGGTGCGGAAGAAGGCGAGGCTGTTTGGCGGGGCTGCGATCTATTTCGATCTGGGCGATGATGCCTCGCAGCCGTTGAATGTGGAGAAGGTGAAAGCCGGTGGTATCCGCTTCTTGACCGTACTCACGCCGCGCCAGCTTCAGCCGTGCGAGATCGAGAGTGATCCGCTTTCGCCTCTCTATGGTCGGCCGAAGGATTACACCGTTGTCAGCGGCACGACCGCCCGGGTCAAAATCCACCCCTCTCGGCTCGCCATCTTTATCGGCAATGAGCTTCCCGATCGGGATATCACTTCTAGCGCCAGCTATGCCTGGGGCGATAGCGTCCTCACCTCAGTCTTGGAGGCGGTGAAGCAGGCGGACAGCACGTCAGCAAACATCGCCAGCCTGATCTTCGAGGCCAATGTCGATGTGGTGACGATGGAAGGCCTCATGGCCTATGTCGGCACGCCCGACGGCGAGCGGAAGGTCACGGATCGCTATCGCATCGCCGCCACCGGCAAGAGCATCAACCGCATGCTCATCCTCGACGGTAAGGAGAAGTACGAGCGCAAGTCGGCGAGCTTCACCAACTTGCATGAGTTGATGGATCGGTTCTTCCAGAATGTCAGCGGCGCGGCCGATATTCCGATGACGCGCCTGTTTGGAATGTCGCCGGGCGGACTGAATTCGACGGGCGAGGCTGATCTCAGGAATTATTACGACCGCATTGCCTCGGGCCAGACGCTGGAAATGCAGCCGGCGCTGGCAAACCTGGACGAATGCCTGATCCGCTCAGCTCTCGGCAGTCGCGATCCGGATATTCACTACGTCTGGAACCCGCTCTGGCAGATGAGCGAGAAGGAAAAGGCGGAAATATTCAAGGCCAAATCCGATGCTGCTCGCACCATCGCCGGCAAGGGGCAGGAAAGTCCACTGATGCCGGTAGAGGCGCTGTCGGATGCGTTCGTTTCCGAGCTAGTGGAAGACGGAACGCTGGCTGGCCTCGAGGCCGCGATCAAGAAGTACGGCACGCTCGCCGACCAGGAGGAGGATGAAGAGGATCTTGCGGCAGCGATGCCGGCAGAGGGCAAGAATCAGCGAGCCGGAGATCTTCCAAGAGATCCTTGAAGATCGAAGCGCCAATTTTAAGGAAGCTAGTCAATCGTTCTGAGTATCTGTAGACCGCTGATTAATCGCGCCTAGAGCTTGCACGGGAACAATTGTTACATCAGCGCTGTCGAGTGCTCTTTCAAAGTCAGCCAATTGAGAGGCCGTTGGGTCGGTGTTCGAAAGCTGTCTATAATTGGCGAGTAGAGCATCTAGGGACTGTTTCTTGCCCTCTGGTGAAGTAGCCACCTTAATTGCGGTAAGAGCAGATTGGGCCATGCGGGCTTCGTTCTCCGCCTCGGCCAATTTTACCTCAAGCCCACTTATTTTGAGCGCGACTTCGGTCCACTTGAAGGTGGTCATTAGAACCACGCCGCAAATGAGAAAGAGCCCGCCGGCAGCGCCTATATTGGCCGGCATCAGATAACGTCTGGCCGGTAAGAAGCATAGCAGCAGTCCTACGGCCAAGCACACGCAGCTGGCTGCGAAAACAAACCATTCGTTCATTGTTGTCCCCCTCTCGCCCAGTCTCGTGAGAGTAGGCCTACCGTCAACTGAAAGTCGAGTCTCATGCAATTCACAGACGCTGTAACCGTCGCGGGAACGCGGCGGACCGGTGACGGCTATCTTGTCGCCACCGCCAAATGCGTGCGCGCTGGCATTCAGCTCTACACGGGCGACGAGCTCGGCAAGCCAGAGATGAAGATCGTTCGGGTCTATCGGCCGGCCGAGGAGGTATTCGCCAAGGACAGCCTGCAGAGCTTCAGCCACGCCCCGATCACGATCGATCATCCGACAGAACAGGTCACGGCTGACAACTGGAAGGCGCTGTCCGTCGGCGAGGTCAGCACGGCCGCCAAGCAGGTTGGCGATTGGGTAGAACTGCCCCTGATCTTCAAGGATGCCGCAGCGATCGGCCAAATCGAGGGCGGCAAGCGGGAACTTTCGGCAGGCTACATTGCCGACTTTGATTTCACCGCCGGCGTGACGCCAGACGGCCAACCATACGACGCAGTTCAGCGGTCCATCCGCATCAATCACCTCGCACTGGTCGATAAGGCCCGAGCGGGTTCACAGGCTCGCGTTGGCGACAGCGCGGGAAAGTGGGGCGCCGCCCCGATCACTCCCACCCCAGAAAAGGAGACGCGCGCGATGAGCGACGCACTCAGGACTGTGGTCGTGGACGGACTGTCGGTGCAGACCACCGATCAGGGCGCCCAGGCCATCGAGAAGCTGCAGAAGGCGCTGGCCGACTCCGCAGCGAACATCGCCAAGCTGACGGCCGACCATGCCGATGCCGTCGCCAAGAAGGACGAGGAGATTGGCACCCTCAAGGCGGACAAGAAGAAGCTCGAGGACGCTGCTCCGAAGCCGGCCGATATCGACCGCATGGTTGCGGATCGTGTAGCGCTGGTGACCGCTGCTAAGGCTGTGGACGAGAAGATCGTCACCGATGGCAAGTCGGATGCGGAAATCCGCAAGGCGGTTGTCACGGCCCGTCTTGGCGACGAGGCGGTCAAGGACGTCTCCGAAGCCGAGATCACCGGCATGTTCAAGGCCCTGACCAAGGATGCCAAGCCGAACGACAGCGTTCGCGATGCGCTCCGCACCCAGGACCATTCCATCGTAGCCAACGACGCGTGGGCCGAGGGTGTTTTTGCCGCCGCCGGCGTCAGCGTGAAGAAGGGAGCCTGATTCAATGGCACAGCTCAATGAACACCGCGGCACTGCCAATTTCCTCGTCTCCGAGGCGAACGGCATGTATCGCAGCCGCGATGACGGCACGGTTGCCGCTGGGGCTACACCTGGCCTTCAGGCCGGCACGATCCTCGGCAAACATACGTCGACGGGCCACTTCGTGCGCTATGACCCGGCCGCTGCAACGGGAGCCGAGACTATTGCCGGCATCCTGTTCGAGGCTGCGGTCGGTACGGTCAAGCGCACCGTCGTCGTTCGCGACTGCGAGGTGAACGGTGCGCATCTCATCTACCAGGCTGGCGCTGATGATGCTGCGAAGGCTACGGCCAACGCGGCTCTGGCGGCGCTCGGCATTATCGTTCGCTAAAGGAGGCCGAAACCATGGCATCTATGGACGTCTTCAACAACTCGGCCTTCTCGATGACCTCGCTCACCGGCGCGGTTCAGAAGGTCGGGTACAAACCCCAGCTTCTTGGCCAGCTCGGAATTTTCGAGCCGATGCCTGTGCGTACGCGCTCGATCTTCGTTGATCGTCGCGAGAACAAGCTGACGCTCATTCCCGCGAGCCCGGTTGGCTCTCCGCCCAAGGAATTGGAGGTTGATCCTCGTAACGCGGTTCCGCTCAAGACCGTGCGGCTTGCCAAGGGCTTCACGCTCTATGCGGAAGAGATCCAGGGCATTCGCGCATTCGGGTCTGAAACCGAGTTCGCCCAGGTGCAAGCGGAGTACCTGCGCCGAATGGCGATGGTCCGCGACGACCTGGAGCTTACGCACGAGTACCATCGACTGGGCGCCCTTCAGGGTCTCCTGCTCGATGCCGATGGCACGACGGTGATCTACAACTACTTCACCGAGTTCGGCGTGCCTGAGCCTGCCGCGATCGACTTCGATCTCGACAACCCGAGCCCGGCGCCTGGTGCGGTCCGTCTGAAGTGCGCCGAGGTGATCCGGTCCATGCAGCGTTCTGCTGGCGGTGCCTTCACACCGTCGACTACGGTCCACTCCCTGGTCGGGGATGCCTTCTTCGACGCTCTGATCACGCATCCGGAGGTGGAGAAGACCTACATCAACTGGCAGGCCGCCGCCGACCTGCGACAGGACCGGTCGTTCCAGTCCTTCACCTACGGGAGCATCACCTGGCACAACTACCGGGGCACCGACGACAACTCGACCGTGGCGATCGACACGGACGAGGCGAAGTTCTTCCCCGTGGGCGCGCGTGACGTGTTCAAGAAGGCGATGGCACCGGCCGAGTTCGGCCCGTACATTAATACGCTTGGGCAGGACACCTACGCCATCAACATCCCGGATCGCGATCGGCAGGCATGGACCCGCGGCGAGCTCTACAGCTATCCGCTGTATTTCGTGCAGCGTCCCGACGTCCTGAGGAAGGGAGTGAGGACCTGATCATGGCGCAGTATCACGTCAAGAACGGCAGCCATGTTGCCAAGGCCTTCAAGGTGAGGGGCGGCCATCGGGTCGTCCCTGCCGGCAAGGAGGCGGATATCGTTGATGCAAAGGAACTCACCGAGGCGCAGATCGAGGCTTTCGAGCGCGAAGGCGTCAAGGTGAAGGCCAAGGGCGGCAAGGCGAAAACGGGGCAACCCGAACTGGATCCGACTGCCCTCAGGGCGGTTCACCATGGCGGCGGCAGGTTTGATATCGTTCAGGGCGACGAAGTCCTGGCGTCTGGCTTGTCGAAAGCCGATGCAGATGCGTTCAGCGCCATGTCCGAAGAGGAAAAGGCAGAATACGTCAAGGCTACAAAGACGTAGGCGAATGGGCCGCGGTTGTGCGGCCCATTACCTCAATGCTTGAGGGCGTCGCGAACGGTGTCTTTAGCCTTGCCGACGCCTTTCTGAATGCTGCCCTCTGCTTTGTCGGCCTTCCCCTCGGCGCGCATCTTATCGTCGCCGGTGGCTTTACCGACCTCGTCCTTGACTGTTCCGCGCATTTTCTTTGCGGAACCCTTCAATTCATCTTTGTGCATGATTGTTCTCCGTGACGGGGAACCTTCAAACCGCACGAATGATCGGAAGTTCCCGAGCGGGAGAAAACACCATGGCCGGCTACGGAGACGACAGCGGGTTCAATGCCTGGCTGGCAGAGAATGGCTATACACTGCCCGATGGCGCTCCGTCGCCGGCCGTGCTTCGCCAGCGAGGGTCCGTCTATGTCGACGGGATCTACGGCATGAATTTCGTCGGCGAGAAGACAGGTGGTTGGGAGCAGGAGCGGGCATGGCCACGCACTGGCGCATATGCCGGCGGCTCTGCCATCCCTGATGACGTCGTGCCTCTCCCTGTCATCCATGCCAGCTATGAGGCTGCGCTTCAGGAGGCGAGGGAGCCGGAAAGCTTGTCGGTCATCGGATCGGCGGCCGAGCGCGTTAAGCGCGAGAAGGTCGACGGCGCGGTCGAGGTCGAATACCAGCAGGCCAGCTCGGCGGATTTCGCCGGAACTTTGATACCAGTCATGACCGTCATCGAGGGGCTGCTGGCGCCGTTCCTGCGGCCTCTCGGCGGGTTCCCGTCGATCATGGTGGTCTGATGGCCCGGCGCTTCGACTACGGCCGCATGCAGGGCACGGCGACGCGCTTGCTCGATCGTTTCCAGCAAGGCACCGTCCTGCTTAAGCGCGTTACACTGTCGCCGGGCCAGAACGAATGGGACCCGCCTGTTGAGACGCCGGCGACCTATCCGCTCAAGGCCAGTGTCCGCAGGCTCCACCAGCGCTACGAAAATGGCGTATTGATTGTCGAGACCGGCGACTTGGTGACGTTCGCTGTCCCTGCTGTCGTGCCCGAGCTCACTGACACGCTCATCATCGACGGCGTGGAGAGGGCGATCACGAATCTGACGCCGATACCGGCTGCTGGGACGACGGTAGCGTGGAAGGCGTGGTGTGAGGCTTAGTCAACGGAGGTTATTTCTTGTGATAAGCTTACTCGGCTTGGATCGGAAGGAATTTTTCGAGTGACCGCATCCGAAGGCCGGCCATGTCGTGGAACTTGTCTGCGCGAAAGCCGAGTCCGGCTTCATTGGCCCAAGTTTCGCATTAGAGTTAGCGAAGGTACTGCAGAGGGTCAGTTGAAGCGGACTGAAGAGCATTCAGTTGAAAGTGCGTAAAGCAAATCATCGCCCAGAGTGCCGCGACTCCACCGGCACGCCAATTTCCGGTTCCTGTTGAAGATGCGAACAGACCGCTTTCCACTACAAGTGCGGCCTCAACACCTGGCGTATCATCGACGTGCCGCGCGAGCGTTTCGATACTAGACCATCCCTTGAACCCGACAGCGATCAGCGGAACATGATTTGAAGGCGGATTTCCCATGATCATTGCCGCGCCAAATCTTCGGGTTATCGGGGCAAGTTGGGAAGCTGTCCTACGCACCTCCGACCATTGATTGGCTAAGTCCGACTTTACCTCGACGACGGCCGCGACCGATTCCGCTAGGTATAGCCTCACTTGATCGGACCCTACCGATGGCAATGAGGGGCCGAAGGGAAACTCGATTACTACGTCGAGCTGGCCGCTCTTGTGCCCTGCAGCGTCCGTTACGTCTCCAGACCCGAAACGGTAGATCGGAGGGTAAACGCTCTTCAAGAATAGATCGACGAAAGCCTCTCGTTCCCGTCCCTTAGAACTAGTGGAAAGCCCAGCTCCAGCCAAATGCGCCGATTTCAATTGGGCCCAGATGCCTTCAAGGCGACGAAGCACGTGATCGTTTGGCATTTCCCCCTCCCGTTCCCTGAGATGAGATTACCGCGCCGCACAGGAGAGTCCATTGCTCAAACGCATATCACCTCGCGAACGGTTCACCTAGCCCATGGCACGCCCAACCCGTGACCTCATCGAGCAACTACTCGCGACCTATGACGGGCGGCTGCGCTTGGCATTCCTCTCGGCTGTGGACGATATCCGCAATGCGGTCGTCCTGCGCGTCGTCGTCGAGAGGCTGGAGCGCGGTGATGTGGCCGGCGCAATCGAGGCGATGCACCTCGACGCCGATGCCTTTGCCAAGCTCGAACTCGCTATAGCAGAGGCATACAACGCCGGTGGTGCGGCCTCGGTCGAGAACATGCCCAGGATGAGCGATCCCGAGGGCAACCGGGTGGTGTTCCGGTTCGGCATCCGCAATCCAGAGGCCGAGGCGTGGTTGCGCGAGCATTCCTCGACGCTAGTGACGCGGATTGTAGAGGATCAGCGAGAGGCGATCCGTAACGCGCTGACCGAAGGGCTGGCGGTCGGCCAGAACCCGCGCCAGACGGCCTTAAATGTCGTCGGAAGAGTGTCGAGGGCAACGAACCGCAGGGAAGGCGGGGTGATCGGGCTCACCACAGCCCAGAGCGAGTATGTTGCCCGAGCGCGCCATGAGCTGCTTTCTGGTGAGCCCGACCAGCTACACCACTACCTGAGCCGCGGCAGGCGGGATAAGCGCTTCGATCGGGTAGTCACAGCAGCCATCAAAGAGGGTAAACCGATCCCTGCCGAGACCGTTAATAGGATAGTCGGCAGGTACTCGGACCGCCTCCTCGAACTTCGCGGCGAGATGCTGGCCCGCACCGAGACCATGACTGCGCTTGGCAAGAGCCGGGATGACGCGATCCGGCAGCAGATCGCGGCGGGCAAGATCATGGTCGAGGATGTAACAAAGTTGTGGCGCTCGGCCGGTGATAGCCGTGTGAGGCACACGCACAGGATCCTGAGCGGGAAGTCTGCACCGATGGACGGCTTCTTCCAGAGCCCGAGCGGCGCAATGCTGCGTTATCCCGGTGACCCGCAGGCACCTGCTTCTGAAATCGTCGGTTGCCGCTGCTGGGTGGAATACAAGATCGACCACTTTGCCAATGTCGCGCGCCGGCAGAGGGCGGCGTAGTGGCCCAATCCTTCTCGGCCCAGATCGATGCCTGGGTTCACAAGGTCGAGGGTGCGATCGAGGCCGTTTTTCGCGAGAGCGTGCAGGAGCTCGTTTCGCAGATGCAGGCGCTCGTTCCAGTCGACACCGGCTTTCTTCGCGCCTCGCTTCGGGCCTCGACTACTGCCATGCCGGTGCTTTCGCTCGACAATCCGGGCGGCACGTTCACGCCCGACTATGGACAGATCGAACTCGTCATCATGGCTGCAGATGTCGGGGAGACGATCTATCTCGGCTACACAGCCAAGTACGGCGCCTACGTTCATTACGGGGCAGGGGGAAGGCCGCCGCGGCCATGGGTCGATATGGTCGCCCAGCGGTGGCAAGCAATCGTTGCAGAGAAGGTTGCGGAGCTTAAGGCGCGTCTTGGTCTTTGACGCCGGCCAGCCGATCGCTTTCCTGCTCACCTGCAAGGAGCAGGGCGAGGGAGAGGCCGGAAAGCACACGCCGGGCTGCCTCAAGAGCCGTATCGCCGCGAACGGTTTCCGCCGTCTCGTCGCCAATAAGCTGGCGGGCAGCGGTCAGTCTTTCGTGGATCTCGTTGTCGCTGAGCGGCTTCATCCAAGTTGGCTAGCATGAAACGTCCGAGATCGGAACCGGATCAGCTAACAGGCGGCGCCGAAACGGACAACCCAAGCGTCGACAATTCGCTTAGCCCAATGAGAATTGCCACCCCAGCAATCACGAACATAAGGCGACGGCAGAAAGCTCTTGGGGGTGCCAATATCACGACGGAAAGGCCGGAAACGACGGCAAAGCCCAATGCAAGCGCCGCGGATAAACCTTCAGATATGTTGGGTTCTATTGCGTCTCGCATAGGTCCGTAGGTGAAGACATGACTTAGAGCAGCAAATGAAAGGGCTACAAAGATAGAGAGCTTCGTCGGCCAGCCTTGGAGGCCTATGACAATCGCAGTGATGTAAATCGTTTTAGCGACAGCGGAGATAAATATTGGGTCATGGATGTAGGCGTCGGCGAGCCAAGGTATGAAATAGAGATAGTAGGTCGTGAGGCTGAGAAGTAGATAAATTGCCGTCGCCGCTGCAACTCGCCAATTTGCTGCTCGGCGAAATGATATTGGCCATTCTTCCCGGTCGGAGGTCAAAACATCATTTTCGACCCGTGCTCCCAAGGCGATCATCGTGACAAACGCCGCCATGCAAATCATCATCGTAGCGTCGGCATCAGTGCGAATTCCAAATACACCGAAGATTGCTCGCCAAAACCCTACCGCATAGGTGGTCCAAACACCCGCGAGCCAATGGGCCCATCTTGCAAGATCAAGAATTCCTTGCAGATTAGAAAAAATAGTGAGCACCCCACCTAAAATGCCAAACCAGGACATGAGCGACGATCTGGCGACCGTAATGATCTGGGACGGGGTCTCGGTGGCGCAGTTCGTCTGAACCGATGCCACAACGCTGGCGGCGTCCTTCACCTCGCGCTGTTCCTGCTGGTTCATGTGTCTCCCCCGGAGCATTAGCAGCTCATTCCTAGCACAGCGAGCGCGCATAGGAGTAGGCACGGGCGGCTCTTCTGAGGCGCCCATTTTTATGAGCGAAGTATGGCCTATCCATCAATAGAAACGTCGATCTGGCTCGCACTAAAGGCGAGGGTGCAGTCGCTCGTCTTGTCGCCGGCCCTGCCGGTCGCATGGCCGAATGAGAGCTTCAATGCTTCGCTGTCGAGCTATTTGCGCGTGACCTGGATACCCAACATCAATAGACGGCTCTTTTTGAGCGGTTCCGATCCTCACCAGCGCCTTTCGCGGCTTCAGATCGATGTGTTTGAGCGGAAGAACCAGAATGCTGCCGTTGCGATCGAGATTGCGGGGCAGGTGGCGGCGCACTTCCCGGCAGACCTTCGCATGACCGCCTATGGTGTTACGGCGCGCGTCACCAAGGCGCCGGAGATCGCCCAACCCATTCCCGACGATACGCACCTCCTGGTGCCGGTCACCGTCTCAATCGAAGCCATCATCTAGGAGAAGCAAAGATGAAGCTTGTCTACTCCGGCACGCGAGTGCCCGGACTGAAGAAGGCTGACGACATCACAATCGTCAACCCGGTCCACTTCACCGGCGTCAAGAAGGAGGCCAAGACGGTCTACCTGAACGGCGACTATCCCAACATCAAGGCGGCATATGAAGATGTCGGGGTGAAGGTGCATTCCGTATCCGATCTGCTGCCGAAGGCCAAGCAGGAGGGCTGACCCATGGCCAACACAAACAAGGGACGCAAGTTCTACATCGCTTGCACGGTCGCAGGCGGCCCGATCCCGCTCGCTCAGCCGACCGACCTGACGCAGACGCAATACGAGGCCCTGACCTGGACCGAGGTCAAGAATGTCGCCTCGATTGGTGAGAGCGGCACGAACACGAATATCGTCAGCTACGACGAGCTCTCGACCGAAGTGACCCAGAAGCAAAAGGGCATTTCCAATGCCGGCGATCCTGCGGTGGAATGCGCACGCAATCCCTCTGATCCCGGCCAGCAGGCGATGCGGGCGGCGGCAAAGACCAAATACTATTATGCTTACAAAACAGAGGACGCCGACGCGCCGGACGAGGATACGACCAACTCGGTCTATTACAACCGCGGCCTTGTCACCGGTCCAACGCGTCCGAACGGCCGGAATGAGGACTTCATCCTCGAGATTTTCACGCTCGGTCTCGTTCAGACCGAGATCGTCGTTGATCCGCAGCCGATTACACCCTGAGGTGACACATGGATATCGCCGGCATCTACAACTATGAGACGCTGTTTCCCCTCGATCTCGTCAGGCCGGACACGGAGGAGAAGATCGGCATCATCTTTCAGATCCGTTCGGCATCGTCTGCGGAGGCCAAGAAAGTGCTTCGCAAGCATGTCGATGAGGTGACCGAGCGGCAGCAGCGCGGCAAGCTGGTCAAGGGCGAAATGCGTTTGCGCCAGGAGCTCGAAAAAGCCGCGTCTTGGATCGCCTCATGGGATTGGGGCGAGCACACATACGCCGGTGAGAAGCCTGAGTTTTCCTTTAAGAAGGCCGTTGAAATCCTTGATAAGGAAGACTGGATCTATGCCCAGGTCAGCGAGGCGGCAAACAACCTCGCAAATTTTACGAAGGAATCGCCGAGGCCTGCTGCGAAGCCGTAAGGCTGGCGGTCAGGTACGATACTCCGGACGAAACTGGCGAGACGAGGCGGGATAGGAATGCCCGCTTCGGAATGGAGCATCTTAATCCCGAGTTCACCGTTGCCGAGCATTGGGCGCATCTATGGGAATGGTTCTGGGAACTCAGCGCGGCGCGTAGCCAGGGCTTCTCAGGACCCAATCCCATTTCTTACTCGGAAATCGCCGATTGGGCCGAACTCACCGGCAACCTGATCCGCCGCGTCGAGATCGCGATCATTCGCAAAATGGATGCTGCTTTCCTCTCTGCCAATGCGGTGGAACAGGCGGAAGCAGCTGAGCGGGCCAAGCAGAAGAAGGACTGAGTTATGGACATCGCCACGCTTGGCATTGCCGTCGATAGCTCTCAAGCCGACAAGGGCGCCGTTTCCCTTACGAAACTGTCGGCTGCGGCAAAGCGGGCCGAGGCGGCGACGAAGGGCACGGCCGCCGGCGCTCGCTCTGCCAGTGCGGCATCCGCTGCCGTATCTGGGTCAGCCAATAGCGCCGCTGCTGCGCTGAACTCAGAGGCCGCTGCAGCCACAAAAGCCGCGTCAGCGATGCGCATGCATGCCGCCGCCGTCAATGACAACGCTCGCCGCATGAGTGGCAGCTTCTCCGGCCTTGCCGCCCAGGTCCAGGACATCGGCGTCACTGCGGCGATGGGCATGAATCCCATGATCATCGCGCTTCAGCAGGGCACGCAGATCGCCGGCCAGATGGAATACGCAATGCAGAACGGAGGATCGGCCGCGAGCGTCTTCAGGGATGCGCTTGGCTCGCTGATCTCTCCCGTCTCGCTGATCTCAATTCTTCTCACCGCCCTGCTCGCTGCTGGTTTGCAATTTGTCGATTGGGCTGCTGTCGCTGCCGGCGCGCTAAACGGCCTCGCCTCCATCCTGCAGGCGATTGCACCCTATGCCGCTATGGCTGCGGCTGGACTGGCCCTCTTATACGCGCCAGCCATTATCGGCGGCATCGTTCAGGTGATTGCTCTGTTGGGTCGCCTGACTGTTTCTGCGGTCACCGCTGCCGCAGCAATGGCCGCTGCCAATCCCGGTGCCGCATTCGTTCTCGGCATCACGGCCGCCGTAGCCGCTGCGAACATCTTCCGCGATGAACTCACCCGGATTCTTGGAGTTGATCTCGTTGCGGTAGCAAAGACCGGTGCCAACTTTATCATTGGATCCTTTGTAGCCGCATTCGAAGACCTGAAATTCGTCTGGAACCAGTTCCCCAACATCATTGGCGCGGCAGCCGTGGGGGCGGCCAACGCGGCTATTCGGGCCATGGAGAGCATGATCAATTCGGCATCGGGAATGCTGAACGAACTAATCGGCAGCGTGAATAGCGCACTTGCCGTGTTGCCTGGCGGGTTTCAGATCGGAGAGATCGGCACCGTTGATTTCGGGCAGATTGCCAATCCGTTTGCTGGCGAGCTGTCGGGTGCGCTCGGCGAAAGGAATGCAGCCGTTCAATCGGCCCTGAGCCAGGACTATATCGGCAATTTTGGTTCGGCAGTTGTCTCTGCCGCATCAGGCGCCGCCGAAAAGCTTCGGGAGTTCGCTGGGAGTTTTAACGCAGTTGAGGAGGCTGCCGGAAAAGCAGGTGGCGGCGCGGAGAGCGCGGCTAAGAGGGCAACGGATGCATGGGAAGGCCTCCGGGAGACCACCAATGATGCGGCAAGCGCATTTCTGGAAGCCGGCAAGTCTACTGGCGGAATCCTGAAGGGTCTCATTGACGGTACACTCACGTGGCGCGAAGCGCTGTCTCAGGCGCTTTCTGTGGCGCTGCGGCTGATGCAATCGCTGAACCCAAACTTCCTCGGAGGTGGCTTCTTGCAGGGGCTGCTCGGTGGATTGCTCGGTTTCGCTTCTGGCGGTTACACCGGCGATGGTTCTGCAAACGCTGCAGCGGGCATCGTCCATGGCAAGGAGTATGTCTTCAACGCCAAAGCCACTGCGCGTATCGGCAAAGCCAATCTCGACGCCCTCCACAAGGCTGCCAATGGCTACAAGTCGGGCGGGTATGTGGCTCCAGTAATCCCGCGCGTACAGTCTCCAGCTAATGAACAACCTCTGACGATCGAACTGGTCTCCCGGTTCGATGCAGATGGCGGTTTCGACACGGCCGTTGAGCGTACGTCGCGCCCCATCGCGCAGCAGGTGAGCGCGGAAACCACTGCCCGCCTCGCGCGTTCTGTGCCGGCAATGGTAGATGCGCGAAACGATGAGCGAGACTTCCGCCGCATTCGCCCGATGAGTGCAGCCTAAATGGGTCGCCTCCTAACTTGGAATGATGGCCTTGGGCTGAATGCGCTCGAGGTTGTTCAGGGCCCCAATGTTCGCAATTCGGGCAGCAATACTGCGGCCGACGGCTCAGAGCAGACATTTGAGGGCATTGGTTCTGTCTGGGCCTTTCGCCTTGGTCTAACAATCAAGCAGGGCAGGGCGGCCCGCGCGCAGCGAGGTATCCTCGACGCTCTTATGGGCGGCGCCAACGCCATGCGCTTCACCGTAATCGACCCCGACATGATGACGCCCGCAGAAGCTGGGATGAGTGTCCCGGACTGGCTCGGCTGGAATGATGTGCCGGCGCAGCCGTGGTCGAACGGAATGCCATGGGAGAACGGTCAGTTCTGGAAAGTGTCTCCGCCTGTCGTGCGGGTAGCGGCAAGCGCTGGCGTTGATAGCAGTGTTATCAGACTTCGGGACGAATTTTGGGGTCATGCCCTCGGAATAGGGGATCGGATCGGCTTCTTTCCTTTCCATTTTGGAGTGTACCAGATCACCGAAGTTCTGGAGCCGGGTACCTATCGCGTGAAGTACCGGCTCAGGAAAGCAATCGCCGCGGGCGATTTTTGCACACTCCGCCCTGTTATCGTGCTGCGCCCTACCAGCAAAACCTCAGCAATGCCTCCGGCGCGAGTTCCAGCACACACTGAGACCACGAGCGTGACCTTGGTTGAAGTCATTGACCCTTATGTCAGGCAGTATTTCACGGGCTGATCATGGCAACAGCGGAAGCGATCCTCGACAAACTGTCGCGGCCGCATGTACAGCGCGCGATTTTCGCGTACGTCGATCTTCCTAGCGGCGAGCGCCGTCTGCACACGGGCATGGGGCAGCAGGAAATCGGCGGCCATGTCTGGGAGGGCGTGTCTGATCCCTTCGGAGGGCAGATCGTCAGCATCGGCTCAATCGAGGAACCTTGGTTCGGTCATGCACCGGTGGTCGACGTGGTCGTTTCCGGCGCCAACCGGCAATGGCTCAAGCAAATGTGGGATGAACGCGAACCACTTGATGGCGCGAGGTGCGACATCTTTTTCGCGACCTTCGATGCTGAGACCGGCGAGGTGCTGCTTGACCTGGAAGAACTGGTGCCTGGCAGGATTACCGCACCGCGCTTTTCGTTCATGGGGGCGGCCATCCGCTTCATCCAGCTCAAGATCGCATCCGTGTTCGAGGGACTGAACTTTCCTGCTGTCGATTCGGCGTGGTCGCCGTCTGGCCAGAGGGCACGCTATCCTGGCGACAAGGGCATGGATTACATCAACGCGAAGATCATCGAATTCTACAAGGGCGGCGAAGACTGATGATCGATCGTGTTCTTCGCGAAAGGGGCGAGCGCCTGCGCGCCTATGTCGATGCCGTGAAAGGCAAGCCGATGACCTGGGGCGTTGACGACTGCTCTCTTTGGCCTGCGCAATGGTTCGCCAACGAGACGGGCCGGGAGTTCGATTGGCCGCTGTATTCCTCAGAGGCGGAGGCGCACAGGATCATCGACGCCGAGGGCGGTCTTGTGAGTGTATGGAACCGGATTGCCCGCCAGGCTGGCGTCATGCCGCGGTACGGAGAAATGCCGGTTGTCGGCGATGTCGGCATCATCGAGACGACGCGCGGGCGCGTAGGCGGCATATTCACCTTCGGGGGAGGAATGTGCGTTCGCACCTTGGATGGGGCCGCAGCCATTGGTGTGGTTGGGCGCGCATTCCCGGTACGAAACGCAGACGGAACGTGGGAGCGCCGCCCTGTTGTCGTGAAGGTGTGGGCGCTAGGCTGAAATGCACTACAAGAAGATATTTCTGTCGGGGGCATCGCTCCTGGCGATGACGGCGCATGCGTCCGCCGATCCGATCTTCACGCCGCTGACGTTCCTGCTGTTTTCCGCAGCCCCTGTCTGGATAGCGCCAGGAGCTATCTATGCTGGGCTTCAGCTTGCCGCGGTAGGCGCGCTTGCCGCTGTCCAGAGCGCCCTCGCACCTTCACGGCCGCGCGTCGACCCGCAGGACATCAAGAACACCAGAACGGGCACGGAAGGACCCGGCCGTTATGCGACCGGGCGCGTCCGGCTGGCAGGCAGAATTGGGTTCGGCAATACAACCGGGTACGACATCTATCGCCTGATCTTTCACTGTTTCGGGCCCATCGATGCGATCGAAGAGTACTACTATGACGGCCGCTCTATCACGGTAGAATCCGACGGGACGGTTAGCTCGCCACCTTGGGCCAAACCCAATGGCTCCAACATGTTCGTGCAGAGCAAAATGGGAACCGGGGGCGAGACGGTTTGGCCGCAGCTAAAGGCAGGCTTCCCGGCGCTCGTCGATGACGATTTTCGCAATCGAGGCATTGGTCAAACACTTTTGCACGTCAGGAACCCTGGCACTGCGAGCGAGCGGTTTCAGACACTCCTTCAGGGAGGGATCAAAGAACTCGAGGTGCAGGCCCGCGTGGGTAAGTTCTTCGACCCGCGCGACGGGCAGACCAGGTGGACACTGAACGGTGTGCTGCAGTGCCTCCACTGGTATCGCCTTCTGCCCGACATGCGGGACGACCTGATCGACTTCAACTCCATCGCCGCCCTCGCGGATGATGCCGACCAGATGGTTCCGACACTTACGGGTACTGCGCCGCGCTGCACGATCTCTGGCGGGTGGGAAGGCAATCTCACCACAGATGTCGTTCTGGACATGCTCGAAAGTGCTGGGCTGGAATGGCGACGGCCGCCGGCGAAGCTGCACACATTCAAGTTCACCGAGGACGACCCGGTATCTGAGCTCACGCTGCTTGACCGCCACATCATCGATCGCGAATTCGCGCCGGAGGAGGCTGCCAAGCGCCCGAACGTCTGCCGCGTCAGCTATTACAGCCATGAGCGGCAAGGCGATCTGGCGGAAATCGATCTTACGAATGCCTCCTGGGCTCGCGTGCAATCCGACATCAGCAAATACGGCGAGAAGGAAAAGCATTACAAGCTTCCGTTCTGCGACAATGCAAGCCAGGCTCAGCGCATTGCGAGGCGCCTCTTCTGGATGGATCGAGCCCAGAAGGGCCTGGTGCGAACCACCTTTGCCGGCCGAGCAGCGTGGGGATTACGCACCATCACCGTGGAAGTGCCTGACGTGGGCGAGGGCGGAGAAAGCGCTTTTGTGAAATGCCGTGTCGTCGCGCCAATGAGGATGCTCGACAGCGAGGGCGTCTGCGAAATTCCGGTCGCAATAATACCCGACGAACTGAAGGTGCCGTGGAACCCGGCGGTGGATGAAATGCCGGCGCCACCGGTGCTGCCAGAACTCCAATACGAGACCGACATTCCCACGCCTGCGCCGCCAAACCAGGCAACCGTGGTGCAGTATCCCAACGGAACCTGGGAAACGCGCATCCGCTTCACAGGTGGGGACGCCGGCACGGCCGAAGCGAACTATCGCTACTATCCGGACGAAAACCCCACCCAATGGGCAGCGATGACGGAGTACCAGGCCGGCTCGACCTATTACGCCTATGTCGGGACCAACACCAACGGCCTGAAAGCTGAATTCCGCGTCCGCCTCGTGGACGGCGATGATGTCGGCTATTTCTCGGACCCGCTTATTGTCGATCCGATGAGCGTCAGCAACACCGCGACAGGCGCTCCGAGCGTGACGACGAGTGAGGAAATCGGCGATCCCATTGTCGTGGCGACCTGGGACATAACCGTACCGGAATTGCGAGCGGTCAAAGTTGTGGTCGAGGAAGAGACCGGCTTTGGCGGCAGCGAGTGGACCGTGATCGCCACGCTGGACGACATCCGTCCCGGCATAACGCGGCAGGTCCATAAAGATTACAACCGCTCCGGCGGCGGCTCGACCGTCAACTGGCGCGTGGCCTCCTACACCAGCAATGGCACCAGGGGCGCATACGCAACCGGCAGCTTCAACATTCCGGGCAATTAAGCCCCCGCTCATTCTTGAAATCTGGAGATCTTGATGACCGGCTTTACCGAGACGGCTGTGGATGTCTTTGCGCCTACTGATGCGGCGGGATATCCGCGAAGTGTCCAGAACGACGCCGTTCAGCGGTGGGGAACAGAGGTTGAGCGCTTAATCATCGCGCTTATCGCAGACCAGGGCGGGGATATTGATCTACCTAATCTCCTCGTGCGTGCGACGGTCACGGGCGGAACCGGCAACAACATTGTCGCGGTGCCGAATTTGCCCCTAACCGGGCCCGGTATGCAGCTGATCTCGTTACAGACGGTCGCCGAAAACTCGGGCCCAATCACGCTCGACCTTGGCGATGGAGCGAAGCCACTCCTCACCAATGGTGGACAGCAGATCGCAGCCGGGGAGGTTAAGGCGAATGACATGTTCCTGCTGGCGGATGCAGGTGTTCACTATCGCCTGTACGCTGATCCGTCCTCGCTCCGAAACAAGGAAGCGGCCGAGCTCGCGCAGCATCTCGCGGAAGCGGCGCAATTCGCAGCACAGGCGGCTCAGGCTGCTGCTGAAGCGGCGCGTGACATCGCCGCCGGATATGCTTCGGATGCGGTTTCCCAAGGCAATGTGCCGATATACTCGACTGTCGCGGGCATGCCTTCGCTTGAGGTGCCAGTAGGAATCCAGACGATACGCGTTAACGGATACGCTTCATCCGGAGATGGCGGAGGCGGCCTGTTCGTTGACCAAAATAATGGTTCAACGGATACCTTCCAGTCTGGGGGTACCACTGCAAGGACTTGGTACCGCGCTTATGAATATGAGAATTCCGTAGCGGTTCCTGATGACATCGGGAAACTAAATCCTGGGGTAAGCGCGCCATCCATAAATGTCCTAGGGTATCCCAATTCTCCTGGCGCTCGTAACGATTGGGTTCGGTCGGACAGCAATCCATCCCATGGAATCTACCGGACCGATGAGAATGGCCAGGTTTGGGTTCCTAGCGCATTCACCGTAAAGGCACAGGATTTCGGGCCTTGGCAGCAAAACCAGATTGCGAATCAGGCTCTACAGAACGCCGTCGATTTCAGTGTTGCCCGTGGATATGGGCAGATCATTCTGCCCCCCGGTAACGTCTATCTCGAAAATCTAGTCTCCGGCGATAGCTCCAGCAAAATCATTTCCATCATTGGGGCTGGGATGCAGAGCACGACCCTTACGCTGGATGCTATCTCATCGGCCAACGGTATCGCTCTTACATCCGCTGATCGTTTAGCCGCAACGCACTTCCGGGATTTCAGTATTGTTATTGACGGTCAAGCTTCCGGCGGAACGGCTCTAAAATCCACAATGCCGCCCGGGGGCGTTCAAGATCGACCATCCGCGATCCTACAAAATGTCAGGGTCAATGGTCTGGCTATCGCAACTGACTATGTAACATTCGGGATCGATGTGACGGGGCACTGGCGTCCTCGCCTTATAGACTGCTTTGCGACGGGCTGCTGGGGACCTGAGGTGGTGGCTCCGGATGGTCTATATTCGGATACCGATCCACGTTTTTTGATGAACAAGGGATTTATCCTCGACGGTTGCTATTCACCCTATGTTGTTCGATGCCGTGCATCTTCCGCCCATTGGGGGTTTTTCTCTCAAGGAACGGCAGAGGAAGCATGGTATTTCCATGAGTGTATCGCCAATGAGGTGCGCAAAGGCTATTACATCGAGCGAACTGATCCAGAGCCCCTTGGTTACATGTACAATTGCCACGCCTCCTATCGGGACAATGGCATCTGGATCAAAGGCGGTAAGTTTTTGGAAATTTACCGGAACCTTATCTATCAGATAGACCCCAACAACCACTCTTTGTCGGCACCGGTTGATATTTTGCTCAGCAATGTCACTGACACAACGCTTGCGGCAAACACCCACCACTATGACGGAGATACCCGGCGCATCGCCAACCAAATTGATACGAGCGCCCTTGCTCGGGACATAGACATATTCGACTACAACGTCACTGGCACAGTGGCAGAGGTCGTTAGGATTGGCCTTGGAGCGTCCGGAGTGCAGCTTAGACCGGGGAGGCTGACCGGTACAATCGGGCAGCATTTGGCGGGGACGTTCGGGCAGGCCAACATCACCGTCTTGCGGCGCGTCACGCCTACCACGGAGGTTGTTCGCACGGGATCACCTCAAGGCATCCCGAATAATGTGTTCACAGCCGTCCAGTGGAACACCAAAACACGGGACGACCTCGGCATGTTTGATGCGGGCGCAAGCTCAACGAACTTTGTCGTGCCTGCCCATGAGGGGATCCGGTTTGTCCGGGTCAGTGTCAACGTAGAGTTTGCAGCGAACGATACTGGAGTGCGAGCGATCCGGCTGCGCCGCAACGGAGCTGCGGCGCAAGGTGGTTTCAATGAGCTTCAGCCCGCAGGTTCAGGGGCGTATGGCATGGCGGTGACATCCGGGAAAGTAGCTGTGGCGGCCGGCGACGTCCTAACCGTTGAGGTTTTCCAGACCAGCGGGGCTGATTTGGATCTAAACGCGGGGCTTTACTCGTGGTGCAGTCTGGAGGTGGTCAATTGACCACCTCCTCCACATCTCCCTTCGCAGACCGCCATTCGTACGGCGTGAACTCTGAAAAGTAAGGCTCCGGGTCATTGAGGTGGGCCGCAATCCTGGCATTCACCTCTTTTTCAATCTCAAGATTGAGCAGTTCACGGCGCGCGTCCTTGAATATCCCGGGATTTGCTTTTGCGCCAAAGAACTGCAGCAGACGGCGCTCCTCAAGGCTTGCCCAGTCCGGAGAGGCATTCTCGCGCCGGTCCGTTATGGGAATGCCTTTTATGCCGGCGGCGTTGCAGAACGCCTCTATCGAGGATCCGCCCATCCGGGCGGCATCGTCATAGTCAACGATCGTGACGTTACCGAAGACCTCCCGCCAGATTCGAATCTGCGTCTCGTAATTTTCGAGGTGTCCCTCGCTGTTGAGGAATGCATCGAGAGCGGCTGCTAAGGTCGGGCTCGGCCGCTGCACCACCCGAAGGTACTGACGAAAGAGAGAAACGAGGAACCTCTGTTTGTCGCGGAGGAAAAAGATGATCTCGAAGTCGCGCGTTTGAAAAGCGCTTCTGATCTCTTCAAGCATCATCTTCTTACGGATCCAATAGCCCGTGTTGTCTTCAAAAATATGCTTGGCGGGAAAGCTGAACAGGCTTTCAGCCGAGATGATGACAGTGCCCGAAGAGCTATTCACCTTCTCAACGAACTTGGCGGTATGATCCATTTCCTCAGGGCTTTTTGAAAAGAAACCCCGGATGCTATTGTAATGACTGGTGATGTTCGGGTCGCCGAAACATGTTTCGGCATATGTAAAGCCAATTCCTTGCAGTGCAGTCCTGCTTTCATGCAGGAACGACTGAATCGACGTGGTGCCCGTCTTTTGCGAGCCAGCGTGGATGATTAGCTTTTCCACCTTTGATACCCCTTCCAGTTGCCCAATTGCTCTTAATAAGAGCAGGCCGTATCCGTGGCAAGGCCGACAGAGCGCGTCAGCCCGCAATTCGCGACAAGCTTATCGACAACTACTCTCCCCAAGTCATCCCCTTAGAAAAATTATGCGTATCCATTTAGCGAAGCTCAAATCGCCACCCGTAACGGCCCTGATCTCTCGAGTGAGAACGTAGAAAAAGACGAGCGTTGCCGCGTACGCCAGCAAGATCCATAGAAGGATGATCAACTCGCTTCGTCTAAGCATGTATCCACTAAAGATTTTGACCGCCAACACCTGAACTGCCGTCTACCCAGACCACAACCTTTAGTAAATACCCTCATCTATGCGGTTGCATCATCCCGGAAGCCGTCGGCACGAGTATTACTGCCGCGGCCCCAACGGAGTATGCTCCAAAGCACTCCTCGCTTCCTTCTCATCTCGGTATTTTGTCTGCAATTCACGCGCGAGAGTTGGTACGTGAATGTCGTCCGGAACCGATTTCGCGTATTCGCGGGCGAGCTTGAAGGCCCATTCATTAATCATGGTGAGTCCTGAAAAGAGGGCGAGGCAGCGTTGATACGGCGGCGACGCTGCCCCGCCAGAGACTGGAGATTAGTTACCGCCTTTTATGGGTCAGAAGCGCACGTTCAACAGCGCCTTGACGCTATGAAACGCCACATCCTCGTCGACGAAAACGCCGGCGTCTTCAAAGACGCGCTCCTCGCCCAGGTCCACGTAGGAATATTCCGTGCCAACTGAAATGCGGTTGGTTACAGCAAATTCAACGCCGGCGCCTGCTGTCCAGCCTGTGCGCCCCTGGCTTTCATTGAAGAGTTCGGTGCCTCCAAGATCGATCTTTTGCTCGGTCTCGCCATAGGCGAAGCCACCGTGGCCATAAACCAGTGTGCGATCAAAGGAGTAACCGGCTCGGGCGCGGACAGTGCCGAGATACTTCAGTTTCGACTCCGCTTCCGCAGATCCAAACCCGTCGATATCAGCGGAAATGTCGGCGTCGTGATTGGTCGCAGCGATGTCAGCAACGCCGCCGATGACCCAATTGCCAATTTGCCAGTCATAACCGACTTGTGCGCCGCCGATGAAGCCCCCGCCTGAAATGTCGATACCGCCCAGCGGATCACCACCGGTTGGACCGGCTTCATATTTGAAGTCGCCGGTCGAAACGCCACCGAACGCGCCGAGGTATAGTCCGGTCCAATCAAAGCTCTCGGCTGCGACTTCTGCCACCGGCGCTGCTGGAACATCGCCATAAACGGCATCGGCTGCGAATGCGGATCCGCTAATGAGGAGCGCAGTTGTAGTTAAAACGAGTAACTTCATTATTTCCTCTTTGTGTGCCTGAATTGGGGTAGGCGCACGAGAGGCGTCGAAATCCTCGCATTACGAATGTCTCTGAACATCATCCCCACCCCTGACTGCAGTCGGGGAGTTGAGAAGCCACCGGTGAGCGACCGCCGCTGTCTTTAGGCTTTCGCCCTGGACATGCACAACGGCCTCCCCGACCTGATATCAGGATGGGTCCACGCCCTCTGACACGAGGGTCAGAGGACGCTTACGGCTCTCCTGCCGCCACCGGTGGGGTTCTCACGCCCCAGCTCGCCCATTCCTGACGAGCCGGCTCCCTTAATACGCACACTCCGAACCGCATGCAACTCTGCATCGGCTCCAGTGCATCTCCAACCAAAATTCGACATTGAAAGGAAAGAACGATGCCGTTCGATGAGAACGCGCGCCGAGAGATCGAGCGCGTCGCAAAGGACCGCGGCTGGCCTGCCGCCGCCCTGCTCGCCATTGCCGAGGTGGAGAGCGGCGGCCGGACACATGCCATCGTGAGTGGCCGCCCCGAACCGCTCATCCGGTTCGAGGGGCATTATTTCGACCGCCGCCTGCCGTCGGAAAAACGGGCGATCGCACGCCGCGAAGGATTGGCTGCTCCATCAGCCGGCGCGGTCAAAAATCCTCCCGCTCAAGCCGCGCGTTGGCGGATGCTGGAGCGTGCCGCGGCAATCGATAAGCAGGCGGCATATGAGAGCGTCTCTTGGGGCATCGGCCAAGTGATGGGCGCCCACTGGGAATGGCTCGGCTACAACTCGGTCGAGGACCTGGTGAAAGATGCCCGCAACGGCGTCTATGGCCAGGTCCGCCTCATGGCAAATTACATCGAGAAAGCAGGGCTCGCAGATGCGCTGAAACGGCAGGACTGGCACACCCTTGCCCGCGGCTATAACGGCCCCGGCTACGCCAGGAATGGCTATCACACGAAGATGGCGGCGGCCTATGAGCGCTGGTCGAAGGCAAAGCCGCTTCCGAGCGGTGCCACACCCACGCCGCGGCCCAATCCCTCTCCAGCGCCCAAACCCGCGCCAGCGGCCCCGCAACCGGGCAATGCGGGCATTCTGGCCGCGATCCTCGCCGCGCTGGCGGCGGCCGGAGCGTGGATCGTGAACCTTCCCTGCAGTCTTTTCGGCATTTTCTGTGGAGGCTGACCATGTGGCAGCGCATTCGTGACTTCTTCCGCGATTCGGAAACACTTGCTTGGGCGCGGCTCCAAATGATCCTCGGCGTTCTGCTCGAGGTGATCACCACCGTCGACCCGTACCTCTTCGCGCCGGTATTCGGCGATTACTTTCCTTGGTTCCTGGTCGCGAATGGCCTGATCACCGAATACCTGCGCCGGCGGCGGGCTGACGATCTGAAGCCGCGCCATCGGGAGCCCGACTATAGCGGGGCGTCCTGATGTTCGGGCTCGCCACATGGATCAAGCTCGGCGCTGCGCTGGCGGTTCTGGCGGCGCTCGCAATCTCTCATGGCGCGGCTTTCCGCGCCGGCAAGTCCGCGGTCCTCAGCAAGCTCGCATCTGACCGCATCACCGTGCTCCAAGACGGGAGAAAGATCGATGAGGATGTGCTTGGCGCTGACGATGGCGCTCTCTGTGCCCTTCTTGGCGGCTGCCTGCCAGACGAAGGCGATCACTGAGCCCTGCGACGTGCTGGTGCCGATCAACCCGGCCCCGGCCACCAACTCATACCTGATCGCGAATGACCGGCCGACGGCAGTTGCCATCGCCCAGCATCGCGGTCGGTTCCAACTCTACCACTGTGGCGGCTCATAGAGGAGCGGGGGAATTGAACTGGACAGACGTTAAGCTCATCGCGGCGATCGCGGGTGGCCTCCTGATCGCATTCCTTCTCTCAACCGCAAACACGGTAAAGGCGCGCCTCACCAGCGTTGCTACGGGCCTGTTCTTCGCTGTCTTCCTCACCGAGCCGCTTATCAGTTGGGCGGGCTTGGAATTCTCGGTCTGGCAATATGCGGTGGCAGGCCTTCTCGCCATGTCGGGCGACCGTTTGGCTCGCCGCATCATGCAGATCATCGACACGAGCAAAATCCAGATCACTGGAGGCCGGTCATGAGGCAGATGAAATCGCCGAAGGCTCAAAAGCGGCTGGACGTGGCGCTCCTGATCGCGTGGGGGGTGTTCTTCCTTGCCGTCCTTGTCTCGAAAGGTCTCGCCCACGCTGGGAGCGGAACTGCGGGAGCGGCCTGGGTTCAAGCTCCTTCAAGCAACCCCAACTGGAGGATTGTTGCCATCGGAGGCTCCTGA